ACGAAGTTATTAGGTCTGAAGAGGAGTTTACGTCCAGCTGCGCATAAAAATCAAGAATTATTAGAGCAATAAATTTTGAGAGAACAATCCCACTCCACCAGCCAAAAACTGGATTGTTTTTCATAGTTGTTTGACAATTGCTCTAATAAATTATAGTTTTGCCGCCGTTTCGTAATACGACTTTGGATTCACTATTTAATGTGTCTTCAGCGTTGTAGAGCGGCTCAGAAGGAAATGAGCAAACAGGGAAACCTTATACAACGGCATTACAGCTATGCATTGCTCATCTTACACACAGCGCAATGTTGTTAGATTACCCCAGCATGGATCATGGGTGAAACAGTAGGTCAGAGCTTCAGGCTCTGTGTTGTCAATACAGTGAGGCATAATTATGGCTTTCATTCCACCAACCATCGACGACGTTAGACATTGCTCTAACGCTTTATCTGTAGACCCCGCCGAAACCGACGCTGCCCGCGCCATTGCTGAACACTACTCAAAGATATCCAATCAGGAGTACCGCATCACCCAAGACGACCTGGATGATCTCACTGACACAATCGAATATCTCATGGCCACTAACCAGCCAGACTCACAATAAATGCACTAATAAATCTATTATTTTCGTTGGATCCTTCTATAATGGTGGCCAACAACTCCCAGTGTAATCCGCTGTGAGTTGTTGGCCATGTCAATTCTGGAGGAGGATCAATGATAAATTATGTCTACGGCGAACAACTGTACCAGGAGTTCGTCAGCTTCAGGGATCTCTTTCTAAAAAAAGCTGTTGCACGCGCCCAACACGTTGATGCCGCCAGCGACGGTCGTCCTGTACGCCCGGTTGTCGTTCTGCCGTTCAAAGAAACTGACAGCATTCAGGCTGAAATTGATAAATGGACTTTAATGGCGCGGGAACTGGAACAGTACCCAGACCTCAATATCCCAAAGACTATTTTATATCCAGTGCCTAACATCCTTCGCGGTGTGCGTAAGGTTACGACTTATCAGACAGAAGCTGTGAACAGCGTCAACATGACCGCTGGCCGCATTATTCATCTGATTGATAAGGACATTCGCATCCAGAAAAGCGCAGGGATCAATGAGCACAGTGCGAAATACATAGAGAACCTGGAAGCAACAAAAGAGCTAATGAAGCAGTACCCGGAGGATGAAAAATTCCGTATGCGCGTACACGGCTTTAGCGAAACAATGCTGCGCGTCCATTACATTTCTAGTAGCCCTAACTACAATGATGGTAAATCAGTTAGTTACCATGTGCCGCTATGTGGTGTGTTTATCTGCGATGAAACTCTCCGTGATGGAATTATCATCAACGGTGAATTCGAGAAAGCAAAATTTAGCCTTTATGACTCTATAGAACCGATCATCTGCGACCGCTGGCCGCAGGCAAAAATATATCGCCTGGCAGATATTGAAAATGTAAAAAAACAAATTGCCATCACTCGCGAAGAGAAAAAGGTCAAATCAGCCGCATCAGTTACGCGCAGCCGTAAAACTAAGAAGGGGCAGCCAGTAAACGACAACCCCGAAAGCGCGCAATAGTTTCCATCCGGCATGGTCAATGAGTTATTCATTAAGCCATGCCAGAGCTTCATCAACCTGCGCTTCGTCTTCGACGCTAAGCACTTCATCCTGGGGAACATAATCCGCCAGCATAGCGAAACAATATGTATCCCAATGGTCTGGTGAGTGCAGGTTGAGTTTTTTCTTCATATCCTCCTTACTCATCACCTTCCATTGACCGGCGGAGTTAATCCCTACAGGGATTTTCGACGCTTCCTCAATAGTTTCATTACCCTTATCCAGTCTCATACGACCTGATTTTACGGCCTCTGCGGCTTGAACGTTGGCATAAGCACGTTTATCAAAGTACAGGCTCTTATCTTCACGGCTATGCATCTTTTTACCCCAGCGTATACGCTGTACGGTAATACCATAATACTCGTACATCAGATCCGCCGTTGCTTTACCCAGCCCATCGCCGTCTATCGCTATGGTGATATTTGGGAATCGCTCAGGATTACATTCTGCGAAAATTTTGGCGGCAAGCTGCGTTTCTGTAACGTCTGTGTATTCCCGCATTCGATAGTTGATTACACGGCGTTTATTTCTCTGGCCGGACACCATCATGATATTGATAACGGACTTATCCCGTCCCGTACCACCAGCAACGTCCACACATGCAAGCCAGCCCCATCCTTTGGCAATCTTGACTTTCCGCCGCGTCGCACGTTCAACCTCATCACGTCCAAGAAGGAAGCCATCCTGTGATTTAGGGAATAGTCCGCGTACCTTAATCATGTACATAGGGTTATCACGCCCGCCGTACTCCGCCAGCTTCATTTTGATAAATGCTGGCGTTACCAGCGGTGATTCCTCACTGTTAAGCGTGATCGCCGTATAAACGCCATCAGGGTTACCAGGACGCTTGGCCAGTTTATGGTGAGTATCGTAGAAATAGCCGCTTGGGCGTGTAGGCTGTGACAGTAATAAGATGCGGTTATCCTGTCCGGTAAGAGCACCGGTGATGATACCGAAAGCTCTATCACTGACACCGGAGGCTTCATCGATAATATACAGAAGATGATCTGCGTGTTCACCGGCGAGAGCTTCTTCACTTCCCAGACGAAAGCCCTTCGGTACTACAGTCCATACACCTTTACCAGTAACCTCATAGAAAGCGGTTTCTGTCAGAACAAAATAATCAGCAAGCCATGGAAAACGGCTGGTGGCAGTAGCCCAGTTTATCTTGATGTACTTGAATATACCGGTCATTACCTGCTGAATTTTGTTCGCAACGATAATGGCGCGGGCACCGGGATACATGATTATGAACAACATGATCATGATAGAAGTCATGTCTGATTTCCCGGTACCGTGACCAGACGAAACAGATGTCTTGCTACCCTGTTCCTGCACAGACTCAATAATCAGATCCTGCTGCCAGGTAGGTGTTTTGCCGAACAAAACATCAGCGGCAGCAATCCAGTCATAACGATATAGCGCCACCAGCTCGCGCCAACGTGGATCCGTTACGCAACTTCTGGCCATTAATCATCATCCCCGTATAGCTTGCGGGTAACTTCTTCATCTTCCTCCTCGTCTTCGTCCAGGTCTTGTTCCAGCCATGGGTCGTTTGATGCACCTTCAGTATCAACATCTCCATAACCGCCTGTATCAACGATATCGGCGATTTCTTCCCTACGCTGCTCAATCCACAATGCGGCATCGGCGCGGCGGTTGGCGGCCCGTTCTCGCGCAACTTTGTCCAGATCTTCAAGAGAAGGGCCACCGACGGCTGTTTGCCTTTCCTCATCATCGGTATTGGTCTTAGGAGCACGCAGATCGGCTTTGATTTGCTCCAGCATCAGGGGCGGCACTTTTCCGCCATGCGCCTCGATGAATTCAGCTGCTTCCAGCACTGACCAGTTATTTTCACGCTTTCGTTCGTATGCCAGCTTAACAATGCCAGCTTGCCCCATAGATAAAGCGTGCTTTTCCGCCTCCCGGCTTTCTTTTCGATAGTTATTCCGGATGCTGTAAATGGTGTTGATCAGGCTGCTTATCTGCGCGGAACAGCTGTTTAGCATGCTCGCGATACGATATTCAGGCGGAGTCCCTTCATCATCGTCTTTTTGCTGATCGCGCATTTCCTGCACCAGACGAATACACGTATCCCTGGCGTTCTCCAGCATAAGGAGATGAGAAAGAGACTTTTCCAGAAGAGTGGTTTCCAGAACATCGGCCCCGGACCGACGCAACATAGCGCGCGCGGCCTTCCGCGCTTCAACGTTATCTATCAGGTAATCGCCAGCTTCGAATTCAAAGCGTTCACCATCATCATCCAGGGTGTCGCGTTCCAGGCGATCACGTAAGGTCCGGTGGGCGCGGGTGATCACGTCATGATCATCAGAACGATCATTTATGCGCTTATTTTGGCGCTTCGCATTCTCGACTGCGGCACTGACAACGGCATTAACCCTTTGTTTTTCCGCTATTTCAGCCGCAATGTGATCACCTGCATGTTGATCATTAGAGTGATCAATGATCATGCTTTTTAGTGGCTTCCTGACTGGCTTATTTGGCTTGCGGCTGTCCGCTGTCCTGGTGTCTTCTTTGAAGGCACGGAGATAACGACGTGCAGTATTAGGGTTAAGATTAAACTCGGCGGCATACTGTGCGATGGTGTAACCACCATCTCGCGCCAGGCGAGCAAAATTCTTCTTGTGATCGTCCCAGGTCACTTATGCTTCCTTTCGTAAAAACTCTTTTTGACGCGAGGGTAACGAAAGTCACATGTCAAAAGGCCCGGAACGGGCAAGCAATCAATCAGATACGTGCGGATGTGGCATTACCGTAATGACGGTGCTGACGGGCCACCTTATTGAAAAGTTGACGCGCCATTACCCAAGGCTGGTGCTCCCGGCGTTCCTTTTCGTCCTGCGTCATATAGAGTTCGTTCTGGAGTTTTTCATCAAACCGGCGCGGAGCGCGGCTACGGCGAAAGAATTCAGGATTCAGAGAGTGGATCTGAAATCTACGTGGGCGTGTACTGTCATCAATCAAAACAGACGAATACTTAGACACAGCGATAGCCTTTAAGCGCAGATAAACATCGCGCTTATCGGCATCCAGATGCGGGTATTCCTTTTCAAGAATTGCTGCGAGTTCTTTCGCTGATAGAAGAGATTTAGTGCGGATCATGTAATCCGCAATCTCGTACGATGTTATTCGTGAGTGATTTATTTCCATGAAGTGGCGTCCCTGCCAGTTAAGTAACATCCTGTCACCTACTGATTAGCCCATGTCAACTAATCAACGTGGAATATAATACCCTCGATTAAAGAAATAGCAATACATTAGAGCAATTTTATCTAACGCTCGACGAGTGACTTGTGATAGCGCCGACTCCAAGCGCGTAATCAAAGAACAATCGTTGATGCATCGCCAGCCTACCGTGCGTCTTCTCCCAATTATCGCGGTCACGCTCAATATCACGCTGGCATGACTGGCACAGAGGAATTGCGTAAATGTCATGCGCGCATAATCGACTATGACGAACGATATAAGGCGTAATGTGAGCGCCAGCTCCCGCCGCTCCACACCCACAGCATGGACGGGAAGCAACAAAGTCCATGTACTCAGGTAATTTTAGCGATTGCAGTTTTGGTATTTTGAAATGCGCCATGCCAGGGTCGGAGTCAACATCCACAGGGCATACTTTTGCACGCATCGGCGCGGCGCGTTCTTCCATCATCTGAACATATGCTGTAGCGCGATCGTCATACGGGCGAATATCCGCCTCTTTCAGAGGTCCGCTATCCTGCGTTGCGGCTTTCATCTTATTTATTGATATACGGCAAACTTCTTCCGGCATCAGGTGCATCATGTTGCGCATGAAAGCCCACCAGCACAGTTCCTGAATACTTAAATCATGGCCATCTGAAAGCCCCATTTCCTGACGGGCGACATCCAGTATCCAGTTAACGCGATTATTATGCAGCGTTTCTTTCAGCTCATTAAAACCACGCATCCGGTAATGGTTATCGTGATGCCAGCACAACAACACCGCGCTATTGTCTCGTTCAGCGTGGACAATATGGTTGTCACACCAACTACGATCTGCGGCCTGGCATTGCCCCTCTTTCCTGCGCAACCACGCCACCAGCGAGTCAATCCCACCAATACGGCAAAACAGTTCATCGCTGTTAAAAAACGGCTGCAACGCCTCATTTGTTGCCATAGTTTGCTCGGAAACAACGAGGCCGTCGTCCATGTGCTCGATTAACTCACGCGGCACCGGCTCCATAATAAATTTACGGCCAGCCTCCACCAGCTTTCTGACCTCCTGATCCACTTTGAATGTGGCGACGCCAAGCTCTTTTTGTACAAAGGGAGTAATTACGGCTTTCACATCACACCTTTCATCACTGATTGGGCTTTATCTGCTGCCCGGCATTCTCTGTTTAAGCACAACCATTTCCTGACGGCATAACACAGCAATAGCGGTCCTGACACCAACTTGCTTACCAACCAGGTATTGCTTTACCTCGCGGCGACTCACGCCATCAAGAAGCATCTTTAACGCTTCACGGGACAACTTGTTGTATTTACGTGCCATTAATCTACTCCGCAGAACCATACAATCTACGTAACGTGTCGGCGACAGAAGATACAGATATCTCTCCGGTCGCAGCCCCTACGGTAAGGTCTGCCAGTTCTGGTGAATCAAATACCTGCACCCCGTTACGGCGTAGAAATAGCAGCGCACTGTTTAGCGCGGTACGCTTATTGGCATCATTGAATATATGCCCTCTCGCAGTAGCCACCAGGTAGGTGGCGGAGACTTCGAAAAGGTCGGTGATATCTTCGTAGGCAACTCTGGCCTGAACTCTCCCGATAATGGCCTCTGCCCTACCCGGATCTGACATTCCCGGCAGGCCGCCGTAGCGGTTTATATTCGCATCATGAAGCGCAATAAGTTCTTCCGGTGATATATGCCTCATTATCGGTTAACCAGTTCCTTGTTGGTGGAGTCCAGGGTGTCAAACAGGGATGCAAATTCAGCATCCAGCGCCGCTTTTTTGTAGGCTTCGAAAGTAGCCTTGCTGACAATTACTGCTGGCTCACGGCCTCTGCGAGTGATTTCAACCTCTTCCCCGGCTTCAACATTGTTGAGCACTTCAGAAAGGTTGCCGCGCGCGGTACGGAAGTTAATGGATTGCATAAACACCTCGTGTACTCGTTATGTGTACACAATTATAAACCTCACAGGCATAAAGCACCAGCCCTTTGCAGCTTAAATGACCGGACAATCATCAAATTCCCCACTTCGGGCATCATTGATGACATGAGTGATCACACCAAAAACAGCATTACTTCCCGTGCATCCATCGTCATCTACTGGTAACGCCTCTTTCTTCCCGGTGCTTAAATCCTCCAGGTGCTGGCGCGGATACTTTCGGTATCTCTTTATGCGATATTCACCCTCCATAGCGCACACAAGCAGAGAACCATCAACCGGAGTAAGCGAGGAATCAACCACCAGCAAAGCTCCCTGCAATATTCCCTCACGGTGATGGCTATCAGCTGCCCGCATGAAGTAGGTCGCTGAAGGATGTCTAATTATCTGCTGATCAAGAGAAATTCGGCTTTCAACATAATCCGCCGCAGGAGAAGGGAAGCCCATAGCGTTTTACCTCAATGATACTGTTTATTCATACAGTATACATTGAAAAGGCATAGTTTGTGAAAGCGGGGTTTGTAGGCGCGCCACGCTGGGGGCTAATCACATTTCTCCCCCATCTTGCCGTTATTTTTTTGGTGCATCCTCGTTCTGATACACCGGATCGCTCCCTTTTGGCAACTGGAGGCTTAACTGCCGGTAGTGCCGTAGCCGTTCCATGAAATAGGCGCGCAGGTTTTCCGGTTGCTCACGGGCCACCTGCTCTGCAATCACAGGTATATTCAGCCGTTCTTTGTAAGCAACGCCGCTGGCGGCAAGGTCTACGTTCACCTTGTCTCGCTCTTCCTGGCTTTTAGCTGCTATATTTCGATCTGACACAAGAAACCTCCAGGAGTTAGTGGATCAGGCACATGCACAATAACGTTCTCAATGTTAGCCGTTCAATTCAGACAATCAGAGACTGCACCAGTGTGGTGGCATCAATCCCATTGCGAAACAGCATAGACGAACTGCAAATTCGTGTATTGAATCCGAATCAGGCTAATAAGCAATTGCGCTTTATTTTTACGCTGAAAAGTGAAACAGAGGGGATAAAGCACAGCGTAAAAGTGTTTTCTGAGGCCATTCTGCTTAATGGGAAGCTCCGGCATCTGGTAAGGCCAGAACGTCAATATCCTGACGTCCTGGCGCGTGAAAAAGACCTTCTTTCTGAAGTTCAGGATAGGGTGATCGATTTCGTCAAATGCTATCCCCTGCATTGAGGGCAGGTGTTCCCTTCCGCAAAGTAGGGAAAATTGCTATCAAGTTCATCACACCATCTGCGATGGTCGTAGCACCAAAACGCCTCCCACGGTGCACGGAAATACTTCATCCACCAGGACACTCGATCAGGTATATCTGCTGGTGGCAGTTCTTCTGGCAATAATTTGCCTGATAATTCCCTTTCCGCCCGCGACAGCATTTTTTTGAGGCTCGCGTTCTCTTTTTCAAGCTCATCTACGCGCACCTGTAATTCAGCTTTCGTTGGCATGGTCCACCTCATGCTTTTCAGCCACCAGCGGCAATAAAGCCCTGGCCATCTTATGAACCAATAGTGCATCAATAATGCCAAGCGTATGCCCCGGCTTAATGTTTAATGCCGCCTCAAGGCGACACCTTTCCAGGCCACTTTTCTCGGCTTGTTTATGATGATCTGGTGTAATAACGTCGCCCAAAACACGGCTAATTCTTTCTCGTAATTGCTGGGTGCCAGCACACTTGATCGCTGTATCGTGGAGACGGTTAACCAGTTCGCGATAAACATGCGGCTTAATTCGGATACGTTCACCGGTGACGCCCTTTCCTGGTGCTGGCACCGAACTATCCGGAATATCCGGATAGTTGCCAGCCTCGTAAGCTACCCGCAGCCAGTGCATGAATGTTTCAGTGGACACACAACCACAGTCCACATCGATTTTCCCGCGTTGCTGTTCCAGCCAATGCTCAAAATTCAATCTACACGTATTACTTTCATGTTGCTCTTTTTGTCTCAAGGCCAGCATCTGCTGGGCTATTTCCAATACTTCATCTGCCGTATATCCAGCACCGTGACCATACATTTCGATACGGGAAATAATCTCTGATATGCGCTCTTCAGTGATTCTGGTCATTTCTTTTTGCGCCATTTCTTTTCACATTCCTTAGTCCATTTTTCAATGTTCATTTTGGCAATATCAGTCATTCCATCACCTAAGAAATACTTTTTCCGGTACGTCTTGCACTTAAACCACACTACAACAGCCACCAACCAGAAAATAAAAGGCCATACAGCAATACCAACTCCAGCCGCGATAAAGCCCAATAGCCATAAATGAAGCTCTCCAACTTCTGTTTGCGGCAATATTCTTAAAGAATTAAACAGCAGACTGAAGGAATGGTCGTATGCATTGGCGGTATAAGACATGCAATCCATATAATTAAAGTCATAGCCTGCGGCTGCCGCCCATAATGGGCGGTCAAGAAAATGTTTTAGTGTCATCATATAAATTTAAGGTTCAGACCAGTTATCTTCAATAGCAATGCTTAATCTTTGTAGCCATTCTGCTAATTTCAGCATTGCTTCTCTTTCGCTTAAACCACGAGGAAAATCATCAAGCGAAATTGTTGGCTTGAAGCCCCCGTAATTATCCATTTCAACAGTCAGATTTTGCTCCAGCACGGTATTCCTTACGCGGCTATTGTGCCGAAGCAAATATACTGAACGTGATTTATTGGTTTTATGGTCAAACTGATATTCGGTAAGTATCATCTGGCTTTTGCCATGACTATTACCTCTCCACATACCTACCTCACTTAATAAAACAACTCCATGCGTAGTTGATGATTTTTTCCCACGTAATATAAATCTGCACTCCGGCAGTAAAACCAAAGCCAACAATTGCTGAAAAAATCAAAACATTTACTTTTGACATTATAAATTTTCTCTCGGTGTCGTAGGTGATAGCACCATAATTGATAATTTAGTGAGTTAGCAGTTCCATTTTTTGGATGATTTCCGCATGAGCATCATCGTTATCAACACTTAACTCGTTTAATGCCTCTCGCACCACATCAACTTCTTCTGGTTGGAAGAAATCATCTCGGTAGTCACCAAATAGAACCGAAACAAGCCTGCCACCAGCAACATCAAGATTGGCGCTAACAGGTGGCTCTTTGCCATCCTCAAATTCGACTACAAAAGTTATTTTTCCCATCGTTACCACCAGCGACAAATTGAATACAAACCCAGTGCTGCCGCCATCACAATTCCTACCGTTGCGAATGCTTCAGGCCAGCTCATTATCTCACCTCCAGTCTCCATACCGCCTGACCAATCCGGCTGGCATGGGTATCTTTGGATACTGTTCCGTCTTTAGCCATCTCCATAAGAATTTTGCGCAAATCTGCCGAACGCCATTCTTCATCAGGAAATTCCTTCTCCATTGCCAACCGCAGATTCCAGGTTGCCATCCTGAATGGATATTCCCCGCCGAGAGCTTTATCTTGCAGGGCAGCCCGGGAACGCATCACCTGCAAAACCTTCTCTTTTACATTCATCATTTCGCCTCCTGCGGCGGTTCTGGTAGCGGCATCCAGTGTGACGGTTTCCACGACGCACCAGGAATTATCCAACCATCATTAGCGTCAGGATACCCCGGTATGTAAGTCGCCCATTTCATTCGCCAGTCACCTTTCCTATCAAACTCCCTGGCAACAAGAACGGCTGTTTTGCTATCCGGCATTCGCTCACTACAGCTTATCCAACCATCCGGAGTTACCGGAACTTGCGGAATGGCTGTCTGCTCTCGAACGTCATTAGGCGCTATAGGTTCTGCTGCCAACTGACTGGCATATTTGTTAATGGTAACGAAAAGCTCTTGCTCAGCCTCATCCAGACAATCACCGATACCTCGCCTGTCACCGTCAAAATCATCGAAATCGGCACGAATCTTGGCAACCTTCAAGATTGCGGACAACACCTCACTAGGAATTACCGGATAGTTGGTTGACGTTTCCGCGATTTCCCGAAAATTATTGGTTGACGAATTCTTGCTTTCCCGAAAGTTTCCGGACTGAAGCATGGCGGTGCGGCAGGCGTTCCATATTTCGGCAGCAATATCGCGCTCGCTATCGGTTAATTTGTACGTGGAAACATAGCCAGAGAGCATTTCTACGTTTTCCGGAGTTGCTTCTTCCGGCACTACCGGCGCTGGCGGGGCGATGCGTCCAAGCAACTTATTTACCTCTTTCGCCATCGCGTCATATTTATCTAAATGGCGATTAGCTTCTAAGCAGACTCGGCGCATCTGATCTGAGTTAACTCGTTTAACTGGATCTGCTTCCAGCGATGCCAGCGCAATCCGTGCCAGTTCCATTTGTTCACCACGGGTAAGCCCGTTTTCAAGCGGATTTTTAATGAACAATTCAATACGTTCTTTGGTAATAGTGGTCATGTGTTACTCCTTAACCCGCAGTGCTTTCAACTGATGAGGGGAACAAAATCTTTTCATCAAACCCTGCATTCATATCATGAACAGCAACACACCAATCCATCGACGAACGATTATCAAGAGCCTCCATGATTTCATCCATGCGGCGTAGGTCATACAGGTAAATGCTTTTATCGCCAATGGTGTAAAAGCCAATTTTTTTCGGTGATGGACAGCGATCAAGAACTTCCTGTAATTCGTTCAACCATGCCCGTTCTTTTTTTGTCAAAGTTGCCATATCAGTTTTCCTTATACGGATTAATTTTATTGTGCAGTGTGTTGAACGACGCCCATACCACGTCGTTATACAATTCAATAACTGGTTCAATTATTTTCCCGATTGCCCAGACAAAAATTAGCGGGGATATCGGTATCATCAACACGATAAACAGAATGAGAAACAAAAGTTCTGTCGCTCTACTTTTTCGCGGATATTCTTTTCTGAATAATGTAGGCACATCACTCTCCTTTGTTGCTTCTCAAAATTTTATGCCCTGGCGCAAAAGCACGCGTTTTGTCGACGCTTATTCGCCACCCATCTTTACGTGCCTCTTTTGCACAGCCAGCCCATGACGTACCGATATACTCACCGAAGTCTGGCACTGGATATACACCTTCCGTACACTGGCGGCAGTCACAATAGAGATGCATGGTGTAACTTGCGGCAATAGCCATATCACTCTCCTTTACCCTGAAGCATGGCGGCGCGGCAGGCATTCCAGCCTCTCACCTCTGCAATAGCGGCAACAGCATCGACCGCGTACATTTTAAGAGGGTTAGGCATTGGTTTTTCTTCAGGTACTACTGGCACTGGAGGGGCGGCATAAACAGGAATAACGTCCGCTTGCTCTTTATTACTTTCATCCGTTAAAGCCCAGAATAATTTCCCGGCCGGATGTTTGAAAATATAAGCAACTGGTTCTGCGCTATCAGCTTCGCGCCGCTTCTGTAGCTCTGCTGCCATTGCTCTCACGACTTCAACTGGTGCCCTTGCAGCAAACTCTATGTTGGTGATCAGCTCATTAAGATATTGCTCGCTGGGATACTGTTTCTTATTGGTAATAGTGATCATGCCGCGTTTCCTTCTTTCTTATTAACAATTACACCGTCATATATTTCATTAAGGTGCCCTCTCAACTCCATGCGCCTTAATGCAGATAACATGTAATCGCATTCAACCTGCTTATTTCCAGTAAATGGCTTATCGTCAGGATTACCCCAACAGCAATTACCCTTGGGCCACCCATGTACTTTCCGTACTCTTCCGTTAACAACGTGAAGTAATCCCCAGCCAGGTGGTAAATCCTCAACTGAAATAATTCCCGGCTCACTAATAAAGAATCGCCAGTCGCCCATTCCAAGAGATGGATTTTTACGAAAACGCTTTTTTCTATCTGCCAACAAGTCAGCACGAGAACACTTCGCCTCTATCAGGCATGATGCTGAATTTCTGAATCCCATAGCATCTGGCTGTTCTCCGGTACTGGTTACAGCTATAAAGCGGTCATGAAAACAAACCTTGAACCCGTTGCGCTTAAGGAACTTATACGCAATCTGACAGAGTTCGCGGTGTGTTAACGCCATATCACTCTCCTTTAGTGCGCAAGTGGTTTTTCCAGCGGTTTTGCGCCGCGCTGGGCTTTTTGCAAAAACCACAATCCATCATCCCGTAATATTTCATCAACCCCATCCGTCGGTTGCTGAGTCTCACCCACTGCCAGACGCCAGGAGCGTTTCTACGAACTAACAGAATCTTTGCTTTACGATTTTTCATCTTACAGCGTACCCTTTCTTCCGCCTGTTCTGTGACGCAGTAGGCTTACGCTTTGCGGCAAAAGCCACCTGACCAAATGGATGGAGTACCGCTATCTTATGGTTGCTAATAACCAGCTCCACCACACGCACAGGTCGCTGTAAAAAAAGTCGTTTTGCCTTACGGTTTTTCATCGCTTTGCTCTCCTGCGTCTCTTTGCTGCTCGTCGTGCCGCTGCAATACCGGTATGGCGGCGCTTTGGTGCCGGGATGATGTTGTCAGCCATCAGGACATACGGCTTTGCAATTAGCGCAGAAGCCCAAAAACGAGTCGGGTACGGTAACAAGCCGATACATGCCACACGCATTACTCACCTCCTTTGATGCGAATGCCTGCGGCGCGGATTGCAGCGATGACTTCAGAAACTTTGTATGCCATTACCGTTTGGTAATCATCGTGAAAATCTGTTCGATGAAGCATGCTGCTACGTTCCGGGAGCGATATTTCCCGAGCATCCAGTTCCTTAACGCGTTCCTCCAGTTCGTAGACCCTGCATTGTTCTCTATCATCAATCAGATATAACCCAAGACATTCGCTTTCTACCCAACCGCCAAAATCATGATCGTAACGCTCACATGAAAACTCACCGTCACCGTCCTTTGTTGGAATGGTGTAACTATCTAATGGGCCACCATATGTCGGCACATTTCCCAATGTTGGATGCTCAATCCACATGAAAAATGCACGTCCGGTTATTGGGCAAATATCTGGCCGCCATTGGTTACGAACAGCCTTGGTTTCGGATAATTCTTCAGCGTGTTGTTTTACTTCCTCAAGCTCAACTCTCAGCTTCCCTACCGTTAGCGCAATATCCTCGTTCTCCTGATCGCGGCGTTTTATGTATTGCTGGTTTCTTTCCCGTTCATCCAGAAGCGCCAAGACGGTAGCCGGATTGGCTGCGGCGATGAATTCAGCATCACGAGATTCGTTTTCACTGAACACCATAGCTATTTGCTCATGGTTTATGCCGTCAGTGGAGTAAATCTCATCGTCGAATTCAACAGCCCACTTACCTTTCGTAGCCTTCTCTGCCGCCTCACGCAGTGCCTGATAGTCAATCTTGCTCACTGGTTGCCTCCTTTGCGAATCTGTTCCGCCCATTCTTCAAGGGATTTCTCCGCATATTCACCGGACAGGCCATCAATCGGGTACGGTTCATTAGCCAACTCTTCTTTCGCTGACAGAATCATGCGCGTAACGTCGAAAACTTCACGCAAAGACTTATTGATAAATCCGTGATTGAACGCAGCAGCAAGACGGCTGGCGGTATAGTTAATCCCCTCGTTGCGTGCTTCCGCACGAATTTCAGCCAGAAAAGCATCGGTAGCTGGAGTTTCGCTGTGGTGTAGGGCATCGTTGATAATCATTGCAGCAACTCCGGCCTGCCCTGCATCCGTGACCGACACATGATCAAGAGTTACAGCCATTGCGTGTTTCAGCCCAGCGTTCTCTGCCACCAGAGCCGCGAGCTTAGTCTCAAGCGGTGCTATTCGGCACATAGCATCAATATTTGTGTCCTCCAGGCGCTTAATTTCACCAAGTAGCTCCAGTGCAACCTTTGGGTTGAATGCGGCAATATAACGAGCGTTGTTCTCTGCGTTTTTCAGTCCATCAAAGCCGGTCCATTTGATAACGTCTTCACATCGTTTATCACCGGGCGTATGCACCGCATACGTACCAGTACCCGGCGAAATAAATGCGACCCATTCGCCCTGTGTTGCCTGTTTTGCTATCTCACGCAGTGCCCGGTAATTAATTTCGCTCACTGGCTGCCTCCTTTGCGGAGTTGCGCTTCGATGCACGAAAAAAAAGACTCCCGAGTATGACTGTTAAGAGCTGGTGCGAACGCCGCGTTAAGAACGGCAGCATCACAGCCGTCATCAATATAGAGCGCAATTTTTTTCTCCAGGCGCGCTTTGGCTTGCTGCAACTGCATACCCCGGCACGCACGCGGGATATAATCAGCAATTTGAGCGATAGCTTTTTCGTTCTGTTTAAACATGCTTCACCTCGATAGGCTTGATGGTGTCTAACAGCAGTCGACGGCGCGTATTTTCTGCAAAGTGGCGGCGTCCGGTATCTTTGTGGTAAAACTCATTTTTGCCGACGACCCACATCCGCTCTGTTTGGTGCAGTTTTTTTACCTGCGGCCCGTCTTTGGTGATCACGGTGCCGGTATGGGTTTTTACGATTGTCATGCCACTACCTCTTCGAACAGATGAACGAGACAGGCCGATGTTCGTCCACCTGAAAAACTGACGATTTGATGCATACTCACGGTTTATTCCTGAATGCGCTTAAACTCGATTACCCACACCCAGGGATTAGCGTTCCAGCTTTCTTCACCATAGATGGATTCCCACAGGCGCTGGAACGCAACCTTGGCCATTGCGAAATCCCCCTTGGGAGTAAGGAATGTTCCCGGGTGATCAGGAAGCAAACTTCCAGCAGGCGGAACGCCCTCAGCCCTTGCATCGCATTCGCTGATATCGTTCAACCGTTCAACGCGCACGTTGGTAATTTCCAACAGAATGCGTGATGCCCATCGCGGCATGTGAATTGATGGACGCCACCCACCATCAAACTTTTCATTCACAGTGTGAGGTTTCCAGTCGGCATCATCGGGTATCGACCATAAGCCGTAATCACCAGGTTTTTGCTCGCAACTGGCCCGATAAATCCTTGCTGCGTTCTTCTCATCGCCACGACAAAGGTTGTCGTTCCAGTCCACACTGCAACCATCCTCATTGCCTAATATCGCCCATGTTTCACGAACCCAAATTCGATCGCCGACGATACCAAATGGGCAATTGAAAACACTGCTTACACCATCAGCCCCGTACCACTGAAAACCTGCACCAATTTTTCTAACCATCACTGGTGCTTCTGGACCGACTTCCGCAGGCTGATTTTTCATTATCCGCCGCGTCTGCGTTTTCCTTCCTTCGAGGATGGCCCGGACCATCTCATCGTTGAAAATCATGCCGCGCTCTTTCACTTCGCCTTTCATGCATCCCCCTTACCCATGTGCGACGATGCCGCCAAAAGTGATAGAGAACAGCCAGAAATAGATCGCGGCCATAATGATTTTGAATGCCGTGTTCATATTTTCAGCTCCTGTGATTGATTGGATACATGCCGCGCCTTGCGGCATGTTTTTATTTTCACTTCCCCTGCCTTAAAAATCAAGATTTATTAGAGCAATTATTGTTGATGAAGAAGCGCATTTTCATACTCCCTGACCATGAATGTAAGTACGCCGTGACTCCTGAACACACGCGCCACTTCAATCTTATCTTCCAGCGCGAACGCAATTTTACTTAGACCAATTTTCTTCAGGAGATCAATCTTTGCTGGACCGTCATTTCTGTCATCGGTGGCAGGACGCATAGATAGCAAAGGCTCAGCCCCGTTTGTTACGTACTTCCGCAGCCAGGCTCGTGTTTTATCCCTTGCGATCTCACAGCGCCCGGTTACAAACCAGACCGTGTAAACGTTAAATAACTGGCGCACCATATCAATAACCGGAGTGATGGGAGTATCGGTGTCACAGGCGAGATTAAACTCGTTCCAGTCCTTTGTTAATGCACCTTTACCTGGTGGCGGAAGCAAATGCAGTCTGTCTTCAGTTGCCTCTGATATTGTTCCATCAATATCGACTATGACGATATACGGACGTTCCTGGCGTGCGTGTTTATTGAAAATACTCAAATGCCCTCCTCATTGGACGAAAAAAATGCTGGTGGGCGCACTCCACCAGCATTAAAAGTGACACTGTAACTATCAGCGGACGTAAATAGTGCCGCCGTTCTCTTTTTCCCATGCATCGCTACGTGCATAGCAAACATCGAGAAGTCTTCTTGCCGCTGTTTCCTCTAAACCCAATTCGACAACCAACTGCTCATGACGGCGGGTAACCACATCAAACAGGGTATGCAGCCCTTTAGCTGCCAGATCATCAATAAATTCCGGTTCGAACGGCAGCTCTGCCTCTGCCAACATAACCTCTTGCGCCCACTCAACTCGACGGACTAGTTCCGGGCGGCGGCTTTCCATCTCTTTACAGATCAATTCATGGAAGAACTCTACCCAACCTTCCGGCTGGAACTCGCGGAAAATGGCCAACGGCTGGAAGTTTGGCATCAACCATTCGTTGATCCGGATATCAATGGCATAGCCCATGTCGCAGCAGAACTGATAAGCAAAGTCCAGCTTAGAAACGATATAAGGACGCTCGTTATTGAACTCTTTAGGCGATGAGATCCCATAAGCCAGGAGGCGCGGGAAGAAGGAGATTTGCCCTAACGTCGGATGAAGTTTGCTTGCAGGGAAACGGCGCTCAGTAATGCCATACATTTCCTTCTTGAGCGTCGCAAATTTGGCATTCTCATTAACCAGCGCGGTAACCTCTGCTTTTTTATTAGCAAATGCCACGCGCGCTTCGCTTGCATCTTTAATAGTTTTTTTGAGCTGTTGGTTAAGGTCGGCGACCTGCTTACGCAGTTCCTGTCGCTCGCTTTTAGCTTTGTTATAGCGTTTCTCAAGGTTAAAAGGATCAAGTTTCATGATCTCTTTATATTGAGATTTTAGCGTTGAAATCTGTGAGTTCCGCAGTTCAACCATCGCGGTCATTTCATTGAGTTTTGTTTCCAGCTCAATGCTTATACGTTCGGCATTATCAGCACGCTGGTTGGCGTCATGCGTCGCATCGTCGATCGCGTCCTGTTGCTGGCGTTTCAAATGTTCAATTTGCAGCTGAAGCTCTTCAATTTCTTTACCCTTCAGACCGAGATCCAACTGCATATTTTCAGCTGCATCTACCAGGGAGTTATGGCTATCAGCTTCTGCGTTATAAACATCAATAAGCTGTGCGTGAAGCATCTCCGCTGACTGAACCGCATTATCAAAAAAACGTGCTGTGAGGTCATCACAACTAACGCGGCGTTGCGCGGCCCGGATGTTCTGGATAATGGCCGGGATACCGGCATTCAGGACGTCAGGGATAGATACATTTTCGATTGATTGGTTTTGTGCTGAAGTGATCATTTCAAAGTTCCGTATTAGCTTGTGCTTCGGTCATTTTTCCTAAGTATGAAGGAGGAAGGACTACGCAATTTGTATCCAGTCCCTCACCTATGGCAGCCTGTAAAATTCTGGCTAAGGTGAGTCTCTTGTTGCGATACCTGGTGATGACATGCCTGATACCGCCGGTCGGCGTAACAAAGGCGATCAGCCAGTAGTGATATTTCCGTCGGAATGGCCACATAGTGCACCTTGTAGATTGCTCTAATAAAAAACGTGATGAGTGTACATCACGTTTTAAAAATATGGAATTATTAGAGCAATATTATTCTGATTCTCGCTCAAAAAATGAGCTGATAAGGGGAAGCCAATCCTCTGACACTTCGCGAGGTCGCGGTTTGCCGTGGAAAAAGATTATTCGGCAGTCTTTTGGTAATGCCCCATTCCCCCTGGAGTAACGCGCGCTCGCATATTTTGAACCAGGTTCCACAACATCGGCCTTGTAACTTACAAACCATCCTGGATACAGATCCTGAAATGCTGGTGTATCATCGCCCATAACCTTTCGTAAGAACCCCTGGTCACCCCAGCACTCAGTAGTGACACAACGAGAAATCCAACCTTCCGGATCTTGCCAGAATGAACTCCAGATATGCGCTTTAACACTATTTGGTATCCACAGGGCACCGCTGCCACGATATTGTGGATGGTAAAAATCCCTAAGCATGGTGAAGCTGGTTGGTGGATGCTCTAGGATTGGGCGTATATCACCGGCAATAACCGTGTCCAAATCCAGATAGAACAGATCATCGGTTATATCCGGTCGGAACAACTCGATTTTCGCCCACCAGCCACGGCACTTTTGCCACTGGTTGATCAATGGGACAACTTTGACGCCAGGTACATGTAAACGCTTCAGGTCTGTCAGGCAAATAATTTCATAGCCTTTTGGCAGTTGATTAACCAGCCACTGCACATCGGAAGCGTTATAGTCACCACCAGAGCGAAAAACTAAAGCAATCTTCATGCTGCACCATCACCTTTCACTTTCATCAATGTCAGGTTTCCGCAAAATACGGCACCAGTGTCGATATAATGCTGATTCCAGAATGTCTTCGGGCTTTTCACCGGAGTGTGACCAAAGATAAAACGATCTGCGCCCGAAATTTCGCCTCCAATATCATCCATCGAATCACTGATACGCTCGCGCGCCCAGACAACGTTGAAAAGCGGCACCTCCTTACCGAATTGGTATTCATTATCCGGATAGTCGGCATGGGCTATAACGATAGTTTCTTGCCCGGTGTTCAACTCAATGATATAGGGCAGACGCTTTACCAGCTCCACCAGCGCCCTAGCTAATATTTCCTGATCAGTGTCCAGCATGAAGAACCATTGTCCGCCATTCATTAGCCAGTTATTCACGTTGCCATCAGGACTTAACGCATCGAGCATCAACCGCTCATGGTTCCCCATCACTGCCCTGAACCAGGGCATCTGCAATAGTTCCAGACATTCGACATTTTCAGTACCGCGATCGATAAGGTCGCCGACCGATATCAGTAAATCCTGCGCCGGGTCAAAATCCACACGATGGAGTTCGGACATCAGTCTGGTGTAGCAACCATGCAGATCACCAACAACCCAGACATTCCTGTATTTGGTACCGTCGATACGGTGATAAATTGTGGGTGCCATCATGTATTCTTCAGCCATTCTTTAAGAGTCATCTGCGGAATACCTCCCATTTTCCCGCATGAAACAACGTCAATCTGTTCACGCGCAGACTGGAATAACAAAGGCAGGTGACTTAGATTTTTTGGCGTGCCGCCGGAGTGAACGCGTGGTTCTTGCGTAGCGTCAACGCCCACCAGGGCTACATGTTTGAATCCGATATGGAAAGCCAGGTTCAGAGCACCATATGCACTATTGCCGCTGGCAATTTCATTCTCATCTTCGCAAAGGCCGAAATGTGCGGACCAGCGCCACGCCCACCACTCGGGAGAATTCGTATTTTTTGGCTCTGTGCCGCGTTCAGCCACACGACGGAAGCACAGAACGCCATCTCTGACTTCACGTTCTTTAACATCGGGTAGTGCCATGCAATAACAAACACCACGGCGACGGCGGCCACGACCAACGCGCCGCATATTGTCTGGGGATGGATCAAGGGTGAAAAAATAAGAAGCGCGGTTAAGCCAGTCGATGGCCCCATTGACCGCTATAATCGGCACTCCGCGCGGCGCAACAAAGTTTGCGGCGCTTGGGCCACTGCCGACGATAATAACGCGATCACTGCCTCTAAATTTATTCTTGGGAAACATTGAATTGCACTGCTCCTACTTGCATTCAAAATATGTAAATCTGCGTGTTTTTTGCGGGTATCCAGGAACTGCTGTTGCCATTTTGAAATAGACACCTGCGTTGGATTCCGTAGGGCTTGAGGGTGTGCTCCATGCCAATGAAGGCCGTTTTGCAGAGAACAGTCATAGCCGACTAATACAACTACTTCAGCCCCTGATTCAGCCGCCAGACTGATAGCCTGCGCGCCGCTATTAACCCCTTCAGCCGGTCCACAATATCGCCTGTACTCCAACGAAAATGATTTCGCCGCCGCCAAGTTGGCTGTCACTTTGCGGAATCTCCCTCCCGGTATGGTGGATCCGTATTGCTTCCACCATGACAAATCACCGGCGTATAAGGCATAAATGTCATCGAACATCTGCCAGGAATTGTTAACCGCGATGATTGAACAGCCAGTTTTTTCTATAGCAGCACAGTCCTCACGAGTGAGTGATGGACCGCTACCGACACAAAAAACAGTCCTAGTCGCCCTGGGTGGTATGTTCATTCTCAGCTGCAAATTCAGCCTCCAGGCGAGCATTCATTTCAGCGATTACCGGGTCCACTACAGCATCTGCTTCCTGTTCATTACGCGGCATGATCGATGCCAGCGATTCATAATTAGCCTTGGATGACACGATTATTCTCCCGATGTTAATGTGCGCTATATCAAAGAGCACATATGCACTAATTAATTTATTATTTTAAGCAGCATACAACCACTTGTCGCCGTTCAATACATGCTCAATAGCCTCACCCTTTTTAAGGCTTATGTATTCCAGGATGGCGGTTATCGCTTGTTCTGCACCATACGCAAGAACGACGTAGTAACCTTCCTCTCTAAGCCTGCGCATCCAGGCGATCTGCTCTTTCGTCGGGGCTTTACCATTTGGTTCTTTAAGCTCAATTCGCATGCCGTGATAAATACCGCATGCTTTATCGAGACTCATGTCCGGATAACCTTTTTTCTGCCCTTCAGCCTTCATTTTCCCGGCGGTTGCTTTTGAACGCTTCCCTCCGTTAGGCGTTGCATGCAACAGCTCATAGATGTCAGGGTGCTTGCGTTCGAAGTAATCAAAAATGAAAACCTGCTCGAAGTGCTCGCAATTTCCGTCGCGCAGGTCTGGGTTCTTTGCCAGTGCTGCAAGTGCCTTCGCATGTGGAGAAACTTCTTTTACCGGCGCAAGCGATAAGAATGGATCCTTTTTGGTTTTTGGCCTGGACCGCCCCTTATTTCGACGCTCACTAAAAGCCTGAAACTCTTCCTCAGTAAAGCGCAACATAATCAGTCAAATCCTGCCGGTCGCATGCCATATTTACGCTGTTTTGCGGCCTGCTCTTCCCTGTGCCATTGTGCACACTCAGCGTCACAATAGATGCCTGATTCAATCGGTTCATTGCAGTAACGACACTTCCCTGTAAATACCTGACTCACGACCTGTGCCTGCTTTCTGATGTTATCGATGGCCATGTCTTTGAGAGCTTCTAACTGATTCATGCTCAGCTCTGCATCATCAACACGTTCTGCCAATTTTGTTTCCTCGTGAAGAACCTACTTAAGGGCAGAATGATACATTTCACAACCAAAATTGCACTAATAATTTTCTTTTATTGAGTTAAATAATCAACAAATGACTAGCAGTAGAATCACCATCATCTATTTCTGGCAGGCTGACTATGGCTACATCAATCACTACAACCCAAAGCACCCGGCAATATCCTCTGTCGCGGTATGACGACCGCAACATAGCCGATCCAATACTCAGGGCAGAGCTACGCAAAGAGGTGATGCTTATGTGTGAATCGAACGACAAGAATCTGACGATTTATTACGTTCTTCCCGATGAGCAATATCGCCCGGATTTGCTGGCTTACCGTATGTGGGGCATAGCAGAGCTACGCTGGGTTGTGACGCTCGCCGCCGGGCTTGAGGATGAGTCTCAGGGTATGACTGTTGGCAAAAAATTAAAACTCCCACCTGCCACCTGGATCCGCGAAATGATTCGCCATTTCCAATACGACGGCCAGGTAATAGGGACATTATCCATTGCGTAAGGGAAATGAATGCCAACTGAATATGCTCGCGACAACCTTGGTCGCTATCAGACTGATGGATTAAGTGCAAAAGACTTTAACAAGGTCTTCGATCTTATCCGTAAACAGCAGCGTCAGAATCGGCGAAACGCGCGACGTACACTCACCCCAAGGATTATGGGGATGCGTAACCGCGAACTTGAGGCATTCCTCAGCCTTGGGAAAAAGAAAGATGGCACCTACTTTACGCCCGAAGATATACGCAGTTTCAACACCTCAAGGCAGTCTCATAAAACCAAATTCAAGAGCACGGTACCCGGCATTACCTATGCTCAGCTGGTGGCGCAGTCCACCAGCATTGATATAAAACGCGCTAACAACAAGGTTTCTGATGGCACAGGGATCAAAGCCGCGACATTCCTCGGGCTAAAACACAACCTTGCATTGATATCTGTTAATGCCTCGGATGAGTCGGTCCACCAGCATCACCGTGTCAGAATTCGATTTGAGGAATGGGATAAAGCCGTTGAGGATATTGCTGAAGACGGTGCGAAAAAAGCCCGAATCGCTGCCGATCTCTGCAAGGGCCGGGTATCTTTCGACTGTGATTGTGGACGCCATCAATACTGGTATCGTTATATGGCCACGGCTGGTAACTATGCTGTCGCGCCGCCAAAAGAGTATGCATTCCCCAAAATCCGCAACCCTGATCTGACTGGTGTGGCTTGCAAACATGTTTTGCACGCTATGACACGTTTTCAGTCTCCCACATGGCACAAGGCCATCATTATTGCCCTGGAAAAAGCAGCTGAACAGGTAGCCTTCGGCGATGACAAGCGGAAGACAACAACCTATTTCAAAGGCGAACTGGCTAAATCGCTCGCGCGCAACCGGACAACAACGACGGATCAGGCTAAAGCTGCGCGTGAGTATGAGCTGTATCTGAAATCTCAGGATGCATTAGGCAAAAAACTACGCGCAAAAGATAGCGCCACGGACAACGTTCGCCGGTTGTTAAAAAAAGCTCGCACCACGGCAAACAGGAAGAGTGCCGAACTAAAAGCATCGCGGGTGAGGGAAGCCCAGGCTCGCGCTGAAGCCGACGCCCTCAAAAAAGCCCTGCAAACGCAGGCGAACAACCTCATAAAGTTTTTCATGAGTCAGGGAATGGACAAGGCCGCTGCCACTGCGCAGGCGCGAAGCATTCTTGAGACACAAATTAACGAAGCCCGTAAACGGAAAGGATAATCGATGGCTGGTTTCTTTGATGACATGTTTGAGGACACAGAACCATCACAACAAGTGACTGGTGATAACCTCCCGGACACCGAATCGGATCCGGATATTCCAGGCGAAGGTTCTGAACTGATTGAAGAGGAAGATATTGATGCTGAAATCGAAACCGATGGTGTTAACGTTGGTAATATTGTTGATCCTGTGGAGGACAATCACCTTCCCAATCTGGATCACGGCCTGCTTAGTGATTCTGGTGTGCGCCACCGTTATCAAGGTCATGCAGTTTTTAATAACCTTGTGCGGATGGACTGGCTCAAAGCAATCAAGCTAGACCCTGACTCATTCGATGCAGTTCTGTATCGCGCAATACCTTACAGAGACAAAAATGCACCTGAAACGGCATCTGAAATAATAGAACCGAACCAACGCATATATGACTATCAGGATCCAGAACTGATAACGGCCCTCGACTGCCCGGATGAGATGGACGCCTTCTACGCGCTATACGACGGCAGTGATAATACGGGAATTAGCGACAGTGCTTTAATCCTTCGGTTGGCCGCCGTTAATGTGCCAGTGGGTTCTATGCTCGAATGGCTGGAACAGCTGTCAGACGGCACAACCATTCGCCGCTTCTGGTACATCCATAAAATATTCAATTACGGCACTGCCAGGGTAGGCAGTTTGTTTTATTGCGTGCCTTCACGCGCCTTTGAAGGGAATTTCATCGGTGATTCTGAATAATCAGGAATGGCTACTGGCCATCTTTAAGAAAAAAGGTCTTACTCCAACCGGTAAGCTGGAATTTGCCACTATTGATGGCATTGATTCGGCGCTCGCACAGGCTTTAAACGAAGCATTCGACTCACAAGTTGTCAGCTTTAATGATCGCACTAACCAGTCATTCAGGGAGTTCCTGAAACGCACACCAAGAGATCGCATAACGCTCGGCACTTTTAGTGATGTGAAGGAGTGGTTGTCGTCATTTGAAGCCGATCGCGCCGGGCGCAAAGATACAGCCTCTGCTGGCCCGGTAAATAAGCTGGCAATGCCGCTTGTGAATCTGTCTCGTTCTCCCGCGTTTTCAATTTATGAAGGTGAACTGTGCCGGGATAATTACGATGAAGGGCATGTCACCAATGAAAATGATGAGATTGAAGCCCTGGTATCGACTATCCCTTTCTCACTGGAATATTCGCTATGGATCGCCAGTGACGAGAAGGAATCTCTTGGGATGGTTACAACTGCATTAGCATTCTGGCTACGAATGTATGCCAGCCTCGGGCAGGCATCTTTCACTCACATTGCCAATGTCGGCGGTTATGAGATACCGGTTACCTGTTACATAGAAGGGCAAAAATCAATCGCATTTCAGGATCTGACCACCGGCACCGCCGACAACAGGCTGTTCGCGGTTGGATTGAACCTCACCGTTGTGGCGGAACTTCCTATCCTGGCTTATATGCAGCAAACCACCGGCACCATAACGGTAAAAGCGAAAATTCTGGAGGAATGAGATGGCCACAAAGACCACCACAGCCCCGGAAACTGATTCAAAACGCACTCAGCTATTCCTGCAATCTGTTTCAATTGGGCAGAACGAAATCCCTCGCGAAATGATCGTAGGATGTACCTATGTCGAACCTGGGGAGCTATCTGGTCCCCAGCTTATGCTCATGGTCAGGGATTCAACGGCTTACGTGGTCAATAAGCTGGGGGTGAAATTTGGGACAATACTGACAGTTTCACTTGGTGATCCGGAAGGTCATGGCGGCATCCTCTTCTCGGAAGAGTTCTTTGTTCTTAAAGCGCCGCGCAAGGACGATACTGTACTGATTTACGCGTTTAGTAACCCGGTGCGGTTATTAAAAGTTCCGTCCACCAGCGCACAGTATTTTGTTGATAAGCCCCCATCAGCCGTAGTTTCCTCTCTTGCCCCTGGTCTGAAGGTAAATGCTGACTCATTCAGAAAAACATCCACATACCACCTAAATGTTGGAGAAAAACCGACCAAAGTATTGCAGGAGATAGCCCGCGATACCGGTTCTATGTGCTGGGCATCCAGGGGGACGATCAATTTTAAAAGTATGGAAAAAATGGCAAACGCCGCTCCATCGCTTACTTATGAGTCCGCCAATCCCAACACATCCGGATTTACAATTAGTCAGTTCAACATCCTGAATGCCGATTATGAATACCAGCGCCGCCACAATTACAGAATGGCCAGTTATGACATGACCAAAGGTGTGGTTTACTCAGGTAACCAGGAAGACCCCATTAAATTTACGAGCAATCCCGATCCTACCGCGCTGGCGAACTACAACAAATTCATTCTCCCCCGCCTCGATATGCTGGTGGAAGGAAATGCCGCGCTAACTCCGGGTACGACGCTGAAAATTGTCGTGCATAACACGGCAGGTGACGGAGAACTCGATGAATCTATCCCTGACAAAATGATAGTGATGTCCGTGACTCATTTCGAAGACCGCTTCCGTTTTGTCAGCCGTGCACAGTTAGGAGTGGTAAATGGGTAGTTTGACAGGGAAGTATCGGGCTGTAGTGGTAAGCGTCGATGACCCTAAAGGTCTGATGCGTACACAAATACGCGTTGTCGGCATGATGGATGGGTTACCAGATGCCTCATTGCCGTGGGCAGAAGCTATATTGTCCAATGCAAACACGTTTTCACCATTTCTGCCCGGCGATAAAGTATGGGTAGAATTTCCCTACAATGGGGATTCTCGATGGCCATTGATAATCGGTTATGCACAGGATGCATCCGGTGGCGCTCCCAATGTGCCGCCTGAAGCGTCAGGACAAGGTGAAGGCTATGTACCGCCTGAAGTCGAAGGTGCACCAGCACAACCATCAACCAGCGCCAAAAAAGACTTTATTTCGTCGCGGAACGGACTAATGGAGGTCCGGACGGCGGGCGGAGCCTGGGCCGTTACGCACTTGAAAAGTGGAACAACAATCGGGTTCAACGAGGCCGGGGAGTTATATGCCATTTCTCAAGGTCCGGCATTCATCTCTTCCGCAGGAAATCTCGATATAAAGTCAGGCGCGGATGTCGCCCTGAAGGCGGGGGGAAGTATGGCGATAGAGGCCAGCGGGAATCTATCCATAAAAGCCGCTCAAGTCTCTGTTGACAAGGCTTAAGAAAAGCCCGGCGATCGGGCTTTTCTTTTATAATGGGTTCAATTTTTATCCGTTACCGCACGACGGTTTCTGCGTGATAAACGTATCAAGCATCTTTCCCGCAATTGCCGACCAGGTGTGACACTGGACCTTTTCAGCATTTTTCAGGCGATCAACGCGAGCAATCACCTCATCCCAATCAATCCGCGACTTGATAACCATATGGTTCACCAAAGCCAGGCGATCCGGCGGAAGACAATCGGGCGGCGTTAATATCAACGCCCCACACATTGCCGCCTCAAGAACAGTTAATCCAAGGCTTTCGGGATGCGTAACGATAAAAACGTCACTCTTACGCAATTCAGCTGCAAATTCGGTTGCTGGTATCGGCGTCCGTCTGTATGGGGTTACCGATATATTCCCCGGATCAATGGTAATCAATCCGTCATCGGTCAACGTTCTGGCCTCATACGGAACGGTCAGACGCTGAAGGTTCATAAGGATACTTAAGGAGTGATCAAACCCACTAACATCAAATGCAGCGTGGTCTACAAAAATACGCAGAACATCGTCTGTTTTGGTTTCCAGATGGAACAGATCCTGATTCGCTGCCCATCCAACATGTTTGTTAAAGCGATTATGACGCTCTAACCTGCCGGGATTATCCAGGTACCGCCAGGTATCATCGCGGACAGTAAAAGTAATATCGACTGGTGCCGAATCCAGCATAGAACCGTCGTATACCTGGGCTACCCATCCAGTGAATCGACGACGCAGATGCACGCCTATTTCCCTGGGCACCGTAGTAAAATACCGCAATCCTGGCGCTAAAATGGCTTTCGCAGAACACGAAGTCGCAGCGGTCAACACAGCTTCAACATAATCCTCCGGGCTTTCGACGCCGGGGAAATATGGACGATGGTATTGCAATGTTACCCCAGCCTCACTAAAGGCGCAGGCCAGGTTGTAAGCCCACATTTCCGTATATGTTTTCACATCACTGATAGCTTCAAATTTTCGCCCAATGATCAGGATGTTCATCGGCTTTTCCTCATTCCATTGCATTAATAATCCTCTTGCCAGTCAGCACCAGCATAGTTATCAAATCGTGAATACTGGCCGTTAAAAGCCAATCTCACCGTGCCAATTGGGCCATTTCGTTGCTTACCGATAATTACCTCGGCAATTCCCTTCATTTCGCTATCCGGGTGATAAACTTCGTCGCGATACAGAAACATGATCAGGTCTGCGTCCTGCTCAATTGCTCCTGATTCACGTAAATCTGAATTTACCGGTCGTTTGTCCGCACGCTGTTCAAGCGATCGATTAAGTTGTGACAATGCCACCACCGGTACTTGTAATTCCTTCGCCAAAGCCTTCAGTGAGCGAGAAATCTCGGCAATTTCCAGCGTTCGATTATCTTGCAGCTCGGGGACGCGCATAAGTTGCAGGTAGTCGATCATAATCATGCTCAAACCACCATTTTCTTTATAAACACGACGAGCGCGGGAACGAAGCTCTGTAGGTGTCAAGGCGCTTGAGTCATCAATAAAAATATTCTGCTTGTCCAACAGAATCCCCATTGCGCCAGAAACCCGCGCCCAATCCTCGTCGTTAAGTTGCCCTGTTCGAATACGAGTCTGATCAACGCGTGCAAGAGAAGCCAGTGAGCGCATCATCAGCTGGTGGCTCGGCATCTCAAGGCTAAAAACCAATACGGGCTTATCGTTACGGACTGCGGCATTTTCGACGAGATTCATCGCAAACGTAGTCTTCCCCATCGATGGGCGGGCGGCGACAATAATGAGATCGGACGCCTGAAGTCCTGCCGTCTTCTTATTGAGATCGGTAAATCCGGTATCAAGCCCCGTTACACCATCATGCGGTCGCTGAAACAACTCTTCTATGCGAGATACCGTTGCATCGAGAATGCTGGCGATATCTTTTGGACCACTACCGCTCTTTTGTCGTTTTTCAGCTATTTCAAAAACGCGGCGCTCGGCCATATCCAGCAATTCATTGCTGCCCCGGCCATCCTGCGCATATCCAGCTTCTGCTATTTCATTTGCGACGGAAATCATTTCACGAACAACCGCGCGTTCACGAACGATATCCGCATAAGCACAAATATTTGCCGCGCTGGGCATGTTCTTTGACATCTCCGCAAGGTACGCAAAACCACCAGCACGTTCTAATTTACCGTTCTGTTCAAGTGCTTCAGCAAGTGTTATCAAATCAATCGGTTTGCCATGACTTAATAACCTCTCCATCTCACTGAAAATTTCACGATGAGCACTGGTATAAAAATCATCAGCAACTATACGATCTGCAACTTCATCCCAGCGGCAGTTATCAAGCATTAAGCCACCAAGCACAGCTTGTTCTGCACTAAGGGAATTTGGCATGGATTCAAGAGGGGATGCAGACATTAACACTCCACCCTGGTGTGCTGAATGTCAGATATAATCGGCATACTCAAATCACTCCTAACGATATGAGTCATCACCAGAAAATCAGGATTAATGCGCCGGACTCTTCCCGGCTGTCACACCGAATCGCCAAGATGGTGAATCCGCAGTCCGACGCTATGAACGGGGCTTGCACATTCCGGCTACCTGGTTTGTTGCCTGAGCTAGGGGAAAGGCTACCCCTTTAACGTCACCAGACCGCTAACGACGCATGTGCCAGACGCCGTGTTACAACCAAATATGGTGGCCCCTACCGGACTTGAACCGGTGACCGTGCGATTATGAGTCGCCAGCTCTAACCACTGAGCTACACCATCACTTGCCGGGTACGTCTCCGGCGAGGGCTTCCACCTCCGTATGCTTTTCGGCGCACCGCGCCCTGGCTGCAATTCGGTAACAGGGGATGCATAACCCTGGCTTCCAGCGTGATTAGCGCTTTCAGCATGACGGGATATACCCGTAAATTCGTGGAACTGTACCCAAAGTGCTGTTAAGCACCGCTGTTACGCTGAAAAGAAGACGCAACAGGAAAGGACGCTGACCAACAGATGGCCCCTTCTCGTTCATCTGGTTAATCACACCAGCGCCCTTACCTGTTGTGCCTCCCCGTTCCCTAATACACAGACGGGGACACTCTGCGGTCGATTTTTTGACGGGGGACGACTCATACCCCGTGGCATCTGGCTTCTTAGGCCGCTACCATCATCAGATCATCGTTTGCATTTACTTTAATGGTCAGTTTCTAAACCGCCGCAAAGTCGCTAACCATGACGAAAACCCTGAAAAAAACGCCCACCCGAAGATGGGCAAACTGGAAGCTCGTAACGCACTTCGGCGTTGCCACTTAGGCGCATGGTCAACCTGGCAACTCGGTGGTTTGTCTGGGAGGACTAGGCCCAGCCATGCTTACCGCCGCGCCTGTCGCGGCTAACAGCTAAATCGCTCTATAAATCACGATTCATTGAGGCGATATTACACTAATAAATTTATTAGAGCAATATACCCAAAACGTCATGAGCTACACCTCGAGTGTCCCCCTTACAAGACACAGAACGTCTGGCAAAAAGAGGTTCCACTCTGAAGCCACTGTCATGATAAAGCTCTCTGATGTTTGGCGCGCCACTGTTAGTAATGAGAACCTTTGCACCTCGACGATGAGCATCCGTCAACAGAGACACCAGGCGTTTTTGCTCTTCAAACTTAAAGTCATGACCGGAATAGTTCGTGAATCCCTCTGTATTTGGAAGCGGTTCATACGGCGGATCGCAAAAGATGACATCTCCTTCTCCGGCAGCTTCAATCACCGCTGCAAAATCACCGCATACAAACTCAGACCGCCCTTCCGCACCGAGGAAGGCTTCCATCTCCTGTAATGGGAAATACGGAGTTTTATACTTCCCATAACCGACATTGAACTCACCGGCCTGGTTGTAACGCGTCAATCCGTTAAAACAATGTCGGTTCAGGAACAAAAACGCCGCTGCGCGATGTAAATCATCATAGACTTGTTTGTTAAACGCATTCCGTACTGCCAGGTATCCTTCCTGTGTGTTGTAGTCCTGGAAAAACTGATGCGCCAGTGTGATAAGTGAATGCGCCTCGCGTTGCAGAGTCTTGTAAAAGTTAATCAGGTCAGCATTCACATCATTTAGCAGATTTTCCTGGTATCCGGCATTCATGAAGACAGCTCCACCACCGACGAAAGGTTCAATCAGGCGCTTCCCTTCTGGCAAATAGCGAAAGATTTGTTCCAGAACACCAAATTTTCCACCAGCCCATTTGAATATGGACCGTTCGAATTCTGCCGCTGGTTTAACTTTTCGCTCTTTTGTTTCACGCCCTTCATTCTGCCGACATGCAGCCTTGGTTATCCGCTCGCCAATCCAGCGCATTACTGGTATCGCCATACTATTGCCGATCGCTTTGTAACGCGGTCCGTCAGCTGCAAGCATTGCGGCCTCTTCTTCGCTTAAATCTGGATAGTGATTGTGCAGATATGCCAGTTCATCTGAATTAACTTTTTTACGCTTTTCCGTAGGGATCAACGTATGCCAATCAGGAAAACCTTGCAGCCTTTCACATTCGACAGGGGTAAGACGGCGCATTCTACCGTCGCCGAGCAATACAATTGGTGCTTCATGGTTACATGTCAAAGTTGGTGCCGAATTATCGGTTTTTATCTCAGCCCCTCCTTGCCCATGTGCCATGGCAATTATGTTTGTATCATCGCAAGTTCTGATAGCGATGTTTGAAGTATATCTGGTAGTTTCCTTCCCCTCGCCTCTGCTCGGCGCAATATTCCGGCGCACGCCTTCGAACTCAAAAAGTACCGTTGCGGGATCGAGGTCTGTTCGAGCACTTGCGACAACAAACACGCGTCGGCGTCGTTGTGCCACTCCGAAGTATTGGGCATCAAGGATTCTCCAGGCCACTTTTCGCTGCGGTCCATAAATACAACCACACTGCGGCCACTTTGGAGCATGGCAACCGGTTTTGACATCCCACCGCCAGAATGCGTTACTTTTTCCTGATTCAGGTCGATCACCTGGTTCGAATGGCGCATCTTCTCCAGCCAATCCGGCAAGGAAACATCCGAAGGCGTTATCTGCCGATGACAAGACTCCTGGGACATTTTCCCAGACGATAACTGCTGGTTTGAGAAATGACTCAGCCCGTTTGTCGTCAATTGCATTTGCAAGCTCCACATACTTTAAAGTTAGCGCGCCACGCTCATCATCAAGCCCACCACCTAATCCCGCGATACTGAATGCCTGACAAGGTGTTCCCCCGACGAGCACATCAGGGGATTCGATTTCCCCGGCCAGGACTTTTTTGGCAAGTTTTGTCATGTCGCCAAGGTTGGCGACATGGGGCCAGCGGTGCGCAAGAACGGCAGATGGAAAAGGCTCGATTTCAGCAAACCACGCCGGACGCATACCCAACGGTTCCCAGGCAATACTCGCGGCTTCAATTCCACTGCAAACAGATCCATAGCACAGCTCTTTCACTGCTTAGCCTCTCCACCAAGGGCATTTACCAGAGCATCAACCAGGCACGAAATTTCACTGGTCAACAGGAAGAAATCTGCGTCCAGTCGCTGCGCTACATCTTCACTATCAATATCAGAGTTCTGATCAAGCAATTCATCCGCAAATTTGACGCTGGTAAGGCTGAAGTTATGGTCCAGTGTAAATTTAATGCGGTTCTGCCAGTCGAGTGCCAACTTAGTGACGAGCTTGCCAGCTTCCAGGTGTGTGGAAATTTCATCGCTTCCCAAATCCTGCTTTTTCACTCGGGCAATACCGCCATCCTCAAGCACTGCCTTAAGTTCTGCCGCATCCCCCATTTGAAATCCATGTGGAGCACTACCATCACGTACCCAGTCGGTCAGCGTTAATTCAATGGGATTTTCAACACTTAGGGGAACAACAGGAAGAGAACCCAGAGATTTACGCATAAGCGCGAGCATATCCTCTGCCTGCCGCGCGCTGGCATTGATATAGATACGTTTAGTTGAACCGTCGTAGATCGCCTGGATAACAGAAAACTTTGAAAAAGCCCGTGGCAGAAGAGAATGCAGAACTTCGTCTTTCAGGGAGTCCTTCTCTGTTTTCTTCAGTTTACGCGCTTGTTCTTCCTCAAGTTTTTCAATTTTTTCTTGAATAGCTCGCTGGATAACCGGCGGGGGAAGAATTTTTGTTTCGCGCTTTGCTTCAACAAGGATAAAACCATTTCCATGCATAGCGATAACTTCGGAATTATCACCAAATGGCGATACAAAACCGAACTTGGCCATATCCTGACTACCGCATGGCGTGAAAAGGATCATTTTCTTTTTATCTTCTAAGTCGGTCAGATCCGCCTCACGAGAAAGTTTATAAATAGTAATGTTTTTCCAGTTCTTAAACATGTTGTAACCCTTGAATATCAACCACAGAAAGCTCGTCTTTGTAGAAAAATGCCAGGTTGTGGCACCCCCTCGTTTGAGCGTATGAGCTGGGACCAATTTCGTTCTTCCAGACAAATGGCTTCAAATCCGTACGGCGAAGCATAAAAACGCGATTTGTTCCGCTCTGATTCCCAATGAGGCAAAAGCCTTCTTTCACCTTGATAGCCTGCAAGTTGTCGAGTTCACCGCTGGTTACACGGCTATCGAACTCCTTGCGGCTTATTAGCTCCATCTGCATCTGACGACTCCAAACAAATGCCCATTGAAGGGCGATGGCTGAATGGTACCGAAAACACGACATAAAAAACAATATTTATTAGAGCAATTTTGAAATAAGTAAACGCCATACAGACCACAAATAACCTAAGTTAAAATAACGAAAATCAGAGCAAATCATTGGTGATGACGTGGCAAGTATTGCAACAAAAGACAGCATTTGTTCGGGGCACGGAGGATTCCCATCCAGGCCTACCGTAGAGAGCGAACCACTACTTAAAGTCAACGGAGTCGAAGTGTTAGTTGATGGTAAGCAATATGCACAGCATACCGATGGGAACAGCACGCACGGCGGGCAAGCTATATCAACCAGGGCATGGTTTACCGTCAACGGGAAAGGGATCGTATGCGTTGGTGATCCTGTTTCATGCGGCTCTACCGTTGCAGCCGGAGACGGCCTGGTTCAGGTAAGTTAGGAGATATCATGCTGGAAAAAGACTACCAGTTATCCGCATATAAAAAATTGGCCGCCGCCGGTGGGATGAAAACACCTGGTGCCATAACATCGGCACGAAACAGTGCTAACACAGCAAAACTGCTTGCAGAAGAATTGACCGGATTAATTCTGGATACAATTGTCTATCCCGACACTATTACCAGCTATGTTTCAACGATCAGAACAACCGCAACCGGTTTAACGAATATTGGAGGGCTGGCAACTCAGCACGCGGACCTGTTGGCTGGTTATGCTGATCTGTCAATGCTCCTTCAACTCGATATTGGTTGGGATGTTTACTGTCGTGCTAATGAGCGAGAAGTTTCAGAACTGCCGATCTCTATTGCCGTTGGTGATGTGACTATTACTAAATCGCTTGAGGACGCTGTAAACGCGCTTAATACATCAAGTTTAGTCGCTGCTATGGGGGAGATTAACCAGACCCTTAACACTGGCTCAGGAAGCTCGTCAGGCTCTGGTTCAGGCGGCGGCACTGCCACTCCCCCACCAGCACTAACAGAAGAGCAAATTGAATCTCTGAAAGTAGCAACTGAACAGTTTGGGGTTGTTTTCAACCAGACAACAGCACCCACAACTGCGTTACAACAGCAGTATGAACGAGCGAATGAAAGCGCCAACGTAGCCATAACTGCTTATAACCATGCTATCGGTACCGCGCTTGCGGAAGCATCAGCAAATAAGGCCAGCACAGCCAGCGCAGTCGCCGCTTTGGTTCCTGATTCTGTTCTTGATGAATTAAACAAAGCGGCACGGTAACAAAGGACTTCATTGATAATTTTTCTTCAGGAGGAAGACATGTCATTCTTTTCTACGTTAAAAACAGCTTTGTCTTTGAAGGAGAAACTTGCTGCTACTGGTGTTCTTGTTCTGATTTGCGCACTTGTTGGTGCTGGGTTTGCGTGGGAACGTCATCAGCTAAAGCAAGCCATGGAGAAAATTGGCAGTCTTGATCAGGCTGTTAAGGAACGTGATAAGTCAATAATGGATCTTAACCAGACCATTGAGACGATGAACAAAGCAGAGCAACATTTTCACAGCCAGGAAGTGAAAAATGAATCAGAACAAGCCAAGTATGCTGACAGGCAAATGGAACGAAAAGCTGAAGTTCAGAAACAACTTGTTGCGGCGGGTAATGTTCGTCAGCGTATTCCTGCTGACACTCAGCGGTTGCTCCGGGAGTCGATCAGCGAATTTAACGCCGACGCCGACAAAGGTTAACCACCCTGCCCCAAAAAGTGCATTTATGTGCAGGATGCCAGAGTTTAGCAGTGAATATTTTGATGATCTGCCAGCGTATATCCTCGATACAGAAACGATGCTGATGGGGATTAACAGGAAGAATCGCAACGTTAATGATTACAACCGCGCTATCAGCGGTAACTAAAAGGGATTTTTATGTCTGATAAAGTAACAGTAAAGCAAACTATCAACAAAGCGACTTCAATCTACAAAATTGAGCACATCACTGTTGGCAAGCCAGGATCTGAACAATACCGTCATGCTTTCGAGCTTGCCGATCAGCTTGGTTTAAAACACCCGGATTGCATCGAGCATGTATTTCCGACCTATGCTGATGAGCAATGTACTCATGTTCTTACCGAAGAGGATTTTTTCAGCACTGAAGAACGAGAAGGCGTTGATCGTTGCATTGGTGTGATTTGCTCTTCAGTGAGTTATGAGTTATTCCCTAATGTTCATGAAAATGGTGGTATTGGATACCAATTCCTGTACGAAGGCGATGAGCTTAAATGTTATGAACATGGTCTTCTTATCGAAAGCGTAGAATAATACCCTTCCTTCCAACCGGCTATGTTGGCCGGTTTTTCACTTATCCACATTATCCACTGGGTAGATCCAATAATTAGGTCCATACAGATCCCAATTAGATCCATATAGATCCCTGATCGTTGCAGGCCGCGCCACGTCTGGCTTAGAAGTGTATCGCGATGTGTGCTGGAGGGAAAACGATGTGTGCTGGCGGGATAAAAATGTGTGCTGACGGGTTGCTAATGTGTGCTGGCGGGATATAGGATGTGTGCTGACGGGAAAGCCTGGGTAGTTATCACCACTTATAAAAGCTATCCACATAATTCGGAAAAAGTAATATGAATCAATCTTTTATCTCCGATATTCTTTACGCAGACATTGAAAGTAAGGCAAAAGAACTAACAGTTAATTCAAACAACACTGTGCAGCCTGTAGCGTTGATGCGCTTGGGGGTATTCGTGCCGAAGCCATCAAAGAGCAAAGGAGAAAGTAAAGAGATTGATGCCACCAAAGCGTTTTCCCAGCTGGAGATAGCTAAAGCCGAGGGTTACGATGATATTAAAATCACCGGTCCTCGACTCGATATGGATACTGATTTCAAAACGTGGATCGGTGTCATCTACGCGTTCAGCAAATACGGCTTGTCCTCAAACACCATCCAGTTATCGTTTCAGGAATTCGCTAAAGCCTGTGGTTTCCCCTCAAAACGTCTGGATGCGAAACTGCGTTTAACCATTCATGAATCACTTGGACGCTTGCGTAACAAGGGTATCGCTTTTAAGCGCGGAAAAGATGCTAAAGGCGGCTATCAGACTGGTCTGCTGAAGGTCGGACGTTTTGATGCTGACCTTGATCTGATAGAGCTGGAGGCTGATTCGAAGCTGTGGGAGCTGTTCCAGCTTGATTATCGCGTTCTGTTGCAACACCACGCCTTGCGTGCCCTTCCGAAGAAAGAAGCTGCACAAGCCATTTACACTTTCATCGAAAGCCTTCCGCAGAACCCGTTGCCGCTATCGTTCGCGCGAATCCGTGAGCGCCTGGCTTTGCAGTCAGCTGTTGGCGAGCAAAACCGTATCATTAAGAAAGCGATAGAACAGCTTAAAACAATCGGCTATCTCGACTGTTCAATTGAGAAGAAAGGCCGGGAAAGTTTTGTAATCGTCCATTCTCGCAATCCAAAGCTGAAACTCCCCGAATAAGTGTGTGCTGGAGGGCAGCTGCATTCAAAAAATGTGTGCTGCCGGGAAGGCTTGTCCAATTTCCCGTTTTTGATGTGCGCTGGAGGGGGACGCCCCGCAGTTTGCTCAGACTTTCCCTCCAGCACACATCTGTCCATCCGTTTTTCCCTCCAGTGCACATGTAATTCTCTGTCTTTCCCTCCAGCACACATATTTGATACCAGCGATCCCTCCACAGCACATAATTCAATGCGACTTCCCTCTATCGCACATTCTGGTCCTGCATTATCCCTCCAGCACACATCTAATAGCCTCATCGCCATTTCTTTACGTGCAATAATTGACGCACGAATCAAAAAAAGTTGCACGTAGCAGAATCAAACGTACAATTCACTCATACGAAATGATAAGGAGATGATGATGAAACGCGATTACGGCGGTGTCGGCACCATAGCTCTTCGTGCAAGCGCATTACTTAAGGCCATGAGTCAGGATATTGAAGATCAGCGCAAAGAGTTCAATCAGACCGAGTATTATCAGACGTTCACTCGTAACGCTGTGGCAAAGTTGCCGAAGCTGAGCCGCCGCATTGTGGAGCAGGCCATCAAAGAGATGGAAGATGATGGGTACCAGTTCAACAAGAAACAGGTCGGTAACGTTGAACAGTACGCGCTGACCATCCAGAACGTCATTGATATCTATGCCCACCGTAAGATCCCCAAATATCGCGACATTCACAAATCGCCTTACGTTATTTTTGTCGTAAACCTGAAGGGTGGCGTATCCAAAACGGTTTCCACAGTCACGTTGGCGCACGCTCTGCGTGTGCATCAGGATTTACTGCGTCACGATCTGCGCATTCTGGTAATTGACCTTGACCCTCAGGCATCCAGCACAATGTTCCTCGACCATACTCACAGTATTGGTTCCATCCTGGAAACCGCCGCGCAGGCGATGCTGAACGACCTGGACGCGGAGACGCTACGCAAAGAGGTGATTCGTCCGACCATCGTTCCTGGCGTAGACGTGATTCCAGCCTCTATCGACGATGGCTTTGTTGCCAGCCAATGGAAAGAGCTGGTTGAAGAGCATCTTCCCGGACAAAATCAGTACGAAATCCTTCGACGCAATATCATTGATCGTGTTGCGGATGATTATGACTTTATCTTTATTGATACCGGTCCACACCTGGATCCGTTCCTGCTCAACGGTCTGGCGGCCAGCGATTTGCTGCTTACCCCTACCCCACCAGCCCAGGTTGACTTCCACTCAACACTGAAATATCTCACCCGTCTGCCAGAAATGCTGGAGCAACTGGAGGAGGAAGGCGTAGAACCGCGTTTGAGCGCCAGCATTGGTTTTATGTCGAAGATGACCGGCAAGCGCGATCACGAGACATCACACAGCCTTGCGCGTGAGGTTTACGCCAGCAACATTCTGGACTCTTCTCTGCCTCGTCTGGATGGCTTTGAGCGATGCGGCGAGTCTTTCGACACCGTAATCAGTGCCAACCCGCAATCGTATCCAGGCAGTGCAGAGGCGCTGAAGAAGGCACGAACCGAGGCCGAGCGTTTCACTAAGGCTGTGTTTGATCGAATTGAGTTTGTTAGGGGTGAGGCGGCATGAAAAAAATAGTTTCCCGTGGACGAGTGCTGGGCAAGAATAGCTCCGAGTTTGCTCGCATGCTTGAAGGCAGTGAAGGCACCAAAACCTTTACCCTAAAATCTGGCCGCCAGGCTAAATTCTTGCTTACCGTCGTGCTGAGTGGTGAGATTGAGTCGCGCACGTTCGTTGACCCGGCAGTTAACGGCCGCGATCAGTCTCTGCTCACCCCTGAGTCGGTAAGCGATATTTCCCGCACCATTAAATTGCAACAGTTCTTCCCGGCTATCGGTCGTATGGTTGGGGAGCGCATTGAGGTATTGGACGGATCGCGTCGCCGTGCTGCGTGTATCTTCAATGAAACGAAATTTGAGATTCTGGTGACGAAAGATGAGATCAGCCTGGCGGATGCCCGCCAGCTGGCCATTGATATCCAGACAGCCCGCGAACACACTCTGCGCGAGCTGGGTAAACGCTTCGAGGTTATGTACGGTAAGAATATGACCAAAGAAGAGATCGCCCGAGCTGAGAACATCTCAAAGGCTAAAGTGACGCGAGCTTTCCAGGCTGCCGCGGTGCCGGATGAGATGATTGCTGTCTTCCCCGTAGCCAGCGATCTCGCCCTTCCAGATTACCAGTTACTGCTCCAGATCGCCGAGGATGCTAACGCTAAAAGCGTGCCGATTGAAGAGCTGGTTGATACGGTGCGCGAACGAATTGCAGAGACTGAGGGCGCGAAAGAGGATAAAGCGAAGATACTGGCTATCTTCAAAGCGGAAAGCAAAAGCCTGAAGCCCGCGCCGGTTAAATCTGTGGTGGTTGAGAAGCTGCGAGACTTCTCTGACCGTCGCCAATATGCCCGAAAGAAGTCCGATCCGAAAAAACGGGTTGTCGCCTACGAGTTCTCCAGACTCCCGTCTGAAGTGCAAACTGAAATTGACGAAGCAATAAAAAAAATCATTGGGAAAATGTCTGCTGGGGAATAATCCCGCTGGTGGGAGGCGGCTTTAGCCCCCTCCCCTGTCTAAAATGTCCCGCGTCTATTTCATGTATAAATATATGATATATATAGATATTCATGAAAAATTTCAGACTGAAATTCCCACGGTTTCACGCCTGTTTTACTTGCCCCCCTCCCCCGCACAAAAAATTTAAAAATTACTTTTAGCGAGAAAGTCAACAAGTGACTTTCAATAAAATCTCTTCCGAAAAGGGATTCACACAAGTGCCTTGTGTTTAAGGAAGAGTAAATTGAGTAACTTACGCGAATACCAGAATCGTATTGCAGATATCGCAAAACGCTCTAAAGCTGTGCTTGGCTGGGCAAGCACTGCGCAGTTCGGTACTGATAACCAATTCATTAAAGATGATGCCGCGCGTGCCGCATCTATCCTTGAAGCTGCACGTAAAGACCCGGCTTTTGCGGGTATCTCTGATAATGCCACCGCTCAAATCGCTACAGCGTGGGCAAGTGCACTGGCTGACTACGCCGCAGCACATAAATCTATGCCGCGTCCGGAAATTCTGGCCTCCTGCCACCAGACGCTGGAAAACTGCCTGATTGAGTCCACCCGCAATAGCATGGATGCCACTAATAAAGCGATGCTGGAATCCGTCGCAGCAGAGATGATGAGCGTTTCTGACGGTGTTATGCGTCTGCCTTTATTCCTCGCGATGATCCTGCCTGTTCAGTTGGGGGCCGCTACCGCTGATGCGTGTACCTTCATTCCGGTTACGCGTGACCAGTCAGACATCTATGAAGTCTTTAACGTGGCAGGTTCCTCTTTTGGTTCTTATGCTGCTGGTGATGTTCTGGACATGCAATCCGTCGGGGTGTACAGCCAGTTACGCCGCCGCTATGTGCTGGTGGCAAGCTCCGATGGCACCAGCAAAACCGCAACCTTCAAGATGGAAGACTTCGAAGGCCAGAATGTACCAATCCGAAAAGGTCGTACTAACATCTACGTTAACCGTATTAAGTCTGTTGTTGATAACGGTTCCGGCAGCCTACTTCACTCGTTTACTAATGCTGCTGGTGAGCAAATCACTGTTACCTGCTCTCTGAACTACAACATTGGTCAGATTGCCCTGTCGTTCTCCAAAGCGCCGGATAAAGGCACTGAGATCGCAATTGAGACGGAAATCAATATTGAAGCCGCTCCTGAGCTGATCCCGCTGATCAACCACGAAATGAAGAAATACACCCTGTTCCCAAGCCAGTTCGTTATCGCGGCTGAGCACACGGTACAGGCGGCGTATGAAGCACAGCGTGAATTTGGTCTGGACCTGGGTTCCCTACAGTTCCGCACCCTGAAGGAATACCTGTCTCATGAACAGGATATGCTGCGTCTTCGCATCATGATCTGGCGTACTCTTGCGACCGACACCTTTGACATCGCTCTGCCGGTTAACCAGTCCTTTGATGTATGGGCAACCATCATTCGTGGCAAATTCCAGACTGTATATCGCGACATTATTGAGCGCGTTAAATCTTCTGGTGCGATGGGGATGTTTGCTGGTGCTGATGCAGCATCTTTCTTCAAACAGTTGCCGAAGGATTTCTTCCAGCCAGCCGAAGACTATATCCAGACTCCGTATGTTCACTACATCGGTACCCTGTTCGGTAACGTGAAAGTGTACGAAGTACCTGCTGGTATTTGTAAGAACTTAACGACAGAGAACATTCAGTTCAGCTCGATGGATGTGCTGTGCTACGTCCGTGATGAAAATCCGGGTAAAGCAGGCTTCGTGACTGGTGATGCTGTCCCGGCCATCCCGTTCCAGCATCCGACCACTCCGGCGCTGGTCAACCGTACCACGCTGTGGGGTTCGGCTATCAACGATATGCACCCACGCAACGGCGCTGATTACTTCACTCGTGTAACGCTGACAATGGCCAAAAAAGGCGGGCTTAACTTCATAAGCGGCGACACGATTGATGCCGGTGACTCTGAGTAATCAGGGGAAGTTCTCCGTTTAACATAGCGCCCCGTGCGGGGCGCATAACAGGGAAAGTTATGTCTCAATATTCAATTCAACAGTCATTAGGTAATGCATCCGGCGTCGCGGTTAGCCCGATCAATGCCGATGCGACGTTATCTACCGGTGTTGCATTAAATAGCAGCTTGTGGGCTGGTATTGGCGTATTTGCGCGTGGCAAGCCGTTTACTGTTCTTGCGGTTACTGAGTCCAATTACGAAGATGTTCTCGGCGAACCGCTGAAGCCGTCTTCCGGCTCACAGTTCGAACCAATTCGCCATGTATACGAAGCTATTCAGCAAACGTCAGGTTATGTTGTTCGTGCTGTTCCGGATGATGCGAAGTTCCCGATTATTATGTTCGATGAATCAGGCGAACCGGCTTACAGTGCGTTGCCATACGGTTCTGAAATTGAACTTGATAGCGGCGAAGCCTTTGCTATCTACGTTGATGATGGTGATCCGTGTATTTCACCTACCCGTGAGTTAACCATCGAAACGGCAACAGCGGACAGCGCAGGTAATGAACGCTTCCTCCTGAAACTGACCCAGACGACTTCGCTCGGCGTGGTAACGACCCTGGAGACACACACTGTGTCTTTGGCGGAAGAAGCAAAAGATGACATGGGCCGCTTGTGTTATCTGCCTACGGCTCTGGAAGCCCGTTCTAAATATCTGCGCGCGGTTGTTAATGAAGAGCTGATTTCGACGGCGAAAGTAACAAATAAAAAATCGCTGGCGTTCACTGGCGGTACCAACGGCGATCAGTCGAACATTTCCACTGCTGCTTACCTGCGTGCGGTGAAAGTGCTGAACAATGCGCCGTACATGTACACCGCTGTTCTCGGCCTGGGTTGCTATGACAATGCGGCGATCACTGCGTTAGGTAATATCTGTTCTGATCGCTTGATTGATGGCTTCTTTGATGTCAAACCGACATTGACGTACACGGAAGCGATCTCTGCTGTTGAAGATACCGGTTTACTTGGTACCGATTATGTAAGCTGTGCTGTCTATCATTTCCCGTTCTCCTGCAAAGACAAATGGACCCAATCCCGCGTGGTCTTCGGTCTGTCTGGCGCGGCGTATGCGGCGAAAGCTCGTGGCGTCAAGAAAAACTCCGATGTCGGCGGTTGGCATTACTCACCGGCTGGTGAAGAACGTGCCGTCATTGCTCGTGCATCACTTCAACCGCTGTATCCGGAAGACACCCCGGACGAAGAAGCTATGGTCAAGGGCCGACTCAATAAAGTATCTGTAGGTACTTCGGGCCAGATGATCATCGATGATGCTTTAACTTGCTGCACGCAGGACAACTATCTGCATTTCCAGCACGTCCCATCCCTGATGAACGCAATCAGCCGTTTCTTTGTCCAGTTAGCCCGACAGATGAAGCATAACCCGGACGGCATTACTGAGTCTGGCCTGACTAAAGGGATGACCAAACTTTTGGATCGCTTTGTCGCCTCCGGCGCTCTGGTGGCTCCTCGTGATCCTGATGCTGACGGTACAGAACCGTATGTGCTGAAAGTTACGCAGGCGGAATTCGATAAATGGGAAGTAGTCTGGGCCTGCTGCCCGACTGGCGTAGCCCGTCGTATCCAGGGCGTACCGCTGCTTATTAAGTAAGGAAATACAATGAGCAAAAACTTTTTTCAATCCGGGGCATTTTTGGGGAATGGACTGTCCCGTTTCGCTTTGAACTCTGATCCTGTGCAGCTGATGGAGTCTGCCCGAGCAAGCGCTGAACCGCCAACAGATCCGGTTATTAATAATAATCCGGAACCGGCGGCACAGACTAACGATAACGTTCCATCTGCCCCGGCTCCTGAGCAAATCCTGGAAGGGAAAGACGGTAAAGAATGGACCGTCGAACAGGCGCACCAGATGATTCTGGAAGCTGCAAATCGAAGTGCTATGCAGAATGCGTTGAGTGATGCGGCCGACGCCGTTTTCGCCTGGGCTGATAGCGGTGATCTGACTTTCGACTCCCTTGATGGTTTCGTTCAGGCTATCGCTGGTATCTCTGATGACGACGACTCCGAAGTTACAGAAGAACAGGACGATGCCTATAACGAAGCATGGGCAAATGTTGCTGACTTCCTCGCAGCATGCGGTGTAGATGATGACCTGATCGAAGCACTGGCTGACGATGAAGACGACGACGCAGCTGCTGATGTTGGTGCCTCTATCGCTGGTTTAGATAGCGACGACCGTGACGAACTGGAAGCGGCGTTTGTTGTTGCTGGCACTTCTGATGAAATGCTGACTGAAGCATTTAAGAAGGTTGTTCGTAACGGTGAGATCAAACTCATCCGTAAACGCCTGCGTAAAAAACGTCTGACTGCGGCTCAAAAATCGGCGCTGAAAAAAGCGCGTCGTAAAGCCCAGACCGGCGCGGCAAAACTGGCCCGCAAAAAGTCAATGAAACTGCGCCGTAAGCGCCTCGGCTAAAGGAGGAGGCCGGAGAACTCCGGCCTTTAACTTGAATGGCACCTATACCTTATGGGGTTTACAGCCAGGCTGACGGTGTATCGCCATTTCTGAAAGTTACTTTAACGAACTCTCAGTACCAGGTTACCGGATATATCAGCCAGGGGGCGGCAATGAACATGGCCCAGAATTGGGAAGCACCTTTTACTGGTATGTCCATGGGTTCTGTTGCTGGTGCCTTCAGTGGTTTTGCGCAGGTTGGTACTGAAACAACGTCTGTTGCTCGTTGGAACAGCTTAATGGTTTGGGAAGGGGGAACACCGCCGACTTTCACGCTGCCAGTAACTTTCATCGCTTTGTTTGACCCATTCACGGAGGTTTCAGGAGCTATCGCCGCATTGTCAGCGATGATTAGCCCGGAACTCAAAGATGCCAGTATTGGTGGTCGAATCCCGGAGCGTGTGACGCTAAACATTGGTCGCCGGATCAACATCATTGATGTCGCTATCCAGGACATAAGTTTCGATCTCGATGCGCCCAGGGACAGCAATGGGCATTTCCTGAAAAACACCGTCAACCTCCAGTTGACCGGTTCTTCGATATATAACAGCTCCGATATTGTTCGGGCGTTCCAGTAAAAGGATTTTATATGGGGCACAATAACACTAAGGGAAACCGTAAATTTATTAAGGGCCGCTATACTGCCAACGCGGCCAAAGGCGAACGACTGGTATCTTCTGAATTCCAGCTCACTTTTGCAGGCCATGAAGATATCAGCGTACTGGTTCGCACGTCGCAAATTCCTGAAATGACCCGCGAGGATGTGGAGGACTATGGTCCGAATGGTGTGAAGTTCAACCAGCACGGTCCAATTCGAAACTCTGGGGAAATCCAGGTCCAGTGCGTGGAGACTATCGAAGGCGATATTCTTCAGTTCATTAAAGATCGCATTGCGGCGAAGGACTATGTTGATATCACGATGGCTGCGACCCCTGAATCCAAATCTTCCGGGGTTAACGCTGTGACAAAAGCTGCTACAACAATTGAAATGTTGGACTGCAAAATCTACAGTGATGCAATCGACTTTAGTACCGAAGATGTGACTGCCGCTGTGCGCCCGTCACTTCGTATCGTCTACAACTGGATTGAGTGGGATTAAGAGTCATCCCTTGTATTTTAAAGCTCCTTCGGGAGCTTTTTTATTTGGAGAGGAAAGGGTGCATTGAGGATACCTGACACACGAAGAGTGGCGAGGATCTCTCCCCGCCAGGTCTCTTACCTTTCAGATTCGTAGGCTGTGAAGACAGTGACCTCCGTCTGGCCGGTTCGGATTCGTACCTCGCAGAGGTCTTTCCTCGTTACCAGTGCCGTCACAATGACGGTTAAACAGATGACGATCAGAGCGATTAATATCGCTTTTTGCTGCTTCATAGCCTGCTTCTCCTTGACCTTTTGGTCGGTAAGAGGCTAATCTACGTATGCTAAGCATAGATATGGCCTCAGATTAATGTTAAGCGTCTTGCAGGACGCGTAATGTTATCTGGGGCTTTCTTCTATCTGCTTTTCGGGTAATGCCTGAAGCAGATAGCCTCAAGCACCCGCAACGATTGTATCAATGTCTGGCTTTTTTTCTATAGAAATCACCTGGAAGGGTGAATATCCACATCAGAAGAAATGTTGCAGCAAACATGATCCCTAATGGCCAGACCGCGCCAAAGAAAATCCATACTAAGATCTCCTCTGCTTGTTCTTTGCGGTCGATATCGACAAGCATTTTTCGGCTGATCATGTATACACAGAAGCCAATACAAACATATCCTGCAAAAGCGATCGCTAACTGTAAAAAATCAGATTGCATCTCCGACCTCAAACTGAAAACGCCAGGTGACTCCAGATTAGAGCAATCTATCACCCTCTGAATCCTGCAGGTATACCCCATTGTTCGTTATCTTTATTTTTGGCTAAAACCGCATTAAGAGCTTCGTTTACCGTCATGCAATGCGGCAGATTATCGAAGTTTGATACCCCGCCAATATCAGGAGAACGCTTGTTCTTCAGGTAAGCATATTTCCGCGCTGCCGCCTCTACTTTCTGCTTGAACTCATGTTTTTGAGCGCGTTTTTTGGATAACCGCAGATTGTCAGCCTTTGCTTTTGCCTCAGCGATCCAGGAAGTCAAATTTTTGAGCCTGGTCGTTCCGGCACCGCCGGAAACTGATCTTTCTGTTTTTTTAACTTGTGACTTCTTATTCTTTATTGCCACGTCATCCTGACAGGGGGAGGGGGTATCATTTTGACATGGGGGTGTGGATAAAAAATTAAATAAAGCCAATGTCTTAGCGAGAACAGCTTTAACCTTGGTTGCCGCTGAAGAGATCTTTAATTTGCTTTCAATCAGCGCATTTTTGGCTTGTTGTGCGAAGGCCAAAAATGATGGTGTAAACCGGTACAGGTTAGCGCGACGTTCACGGTGATCGCCGATAACAATCTCTACAGACAGAATTCCTTTGTTTACAGCTTCACGGAATGCACGAACGACGGTTGATTGGCTATAACCAGTTTCTGCCGCGATCAGGCGGTGAGGCTTGTGAATGAAGTATTCACTGGTTGTTGCCGCGAGATTTGCACATTGCGACAGGATATGCCCGGCGCTACGGGATAGACCGGAGTGTGTTACAAAGCAGGCCAATTCATAGCCAGAAAAAGTAAAATCGCTCATCGTTATACAGCTCAGGAAAGTGACTTTAGCCAGCATTACAATGCTGGTGGTTCTTACTACGTTTGTTAGCGCGTTGCCGCGACAGGTACCAGCACACCAGCATCAAGCAATCGCTTCATAAGCCACTGCTGACCTTTACCGGTTATACGAGTCGTGAAAGAAATCCTGCTTCCATTGCTTGTATCGATCACGGTTTCTTTGAGGGTGAAGTACCCACGGGATATGTATTCTTGTTTGGGGACGTTCCTGCGTTCACCGGTTGCGATCAGAATTCCGTTATCACGCAACCAAGTGAAGAGATAGTTTTGGCCCAGGCCGAGCACTTTGGCATAGTTGCCGATTAGAACCCCGCTGGCGGTAGCAACGCGTTCGGCGAATTCGACTTTAGGTGCATCCATAAGCATTTTTTGCTCCAGCCGTTGCTTTTGCTCTGCCAGGTCGGCAGCCAAACGGAGAGCTTCAGGGAGACTCTGCGGAATAGCAGGTTGTAATCTTCCAGCTCGATAGTCGATAAATGTCTGGTTTACCTTCAGCCGAAACGCGGGAGAAATCCAGCCTGCGTACTCCACAGCGAGCAATTCATGGGCAAAAGTGCCGCCGCCACGGCCTTCGAACGAAACTATGCAATTCTGCATAGTTTCTTTTTCAAGCTCTTCGATGAGCTGTTTAGCTGACAGCGTTCTTAGCCATTGAGCTGGCGCTTTATGGGCACCGAGTCCGCTCGCTCTGTGTAGAGCATTAAGGTTGTAACGGCCAGCGCGGTCGGTCGTAATTTCAACACCACAAATAACGGGCAGAGTGGTTGAAGGATCGACATTTTGATGAAGGTTTGATATATTCATATCCGCATTGAATGTTTGTTGCATTTTTTCTCCAAATTTGCATCAACCTTCAATCACCAGCTCGAAATGGTGATTCTTTGCACTTAGAAAACGAAATTTATTAGAGCAAATTTTTCTGACCCGATCCAGATCGGGTTGGACGATCTGCTCAGAAACCTGCCAGTTTGCTGGCAGGTTTTTTTCTTTTGTTAACCTATTGCTACTGGTTTTAACAAACCAGCATCAAGTAGCTTGCGAGTTAACCACTGCTGGCCTTTACCCGTTAATTGGGGCGTCAGCCGTATCTGGTAGCCATTTTCATCATCCAGCACCACTTCTTTCACCGTGAAATACCCGGCGTTAATGTACTGCTGGCGCGGTACGTTTTTGCGCGCACCAAAAGCCATGAGAATGTCGTTCTGGCGCAACCATGAGAAAAGGGCGTTTTGCTTAAGTCCAACGACCTTTGCAAAGTTCCCGATCAGGATTCCATTAGCCGCTGATACCCGGTCGGCAAAATCGACTTTAGGGGCTGCGGCCACCAGCTGTTGTTCCAACTGCATTTTCTGTTCTGCCAACTCGGCAGCCAGGCGTAGAGCTTCTGGTAATGTTTGGGGGATCGATGGGGTAGGGGAGTTTGCCTGCTGCAATTCTTCCAGTTTGTCGATCAGCGAACGACGGACCGCTTTCGATTCGCGAGCAGCAACGCGCAGGGCTTGTTTGTATGTCATTACTATAACTACCTGATCCGCTCCACCTTTTTTCTTATCCATAGGGGTTACGAAGATTTCGTAACCCTCCCCATCAAGCTCATCCTTAACTCTGGCAATGAAATCATTGTTGCGAACTGGTTTTTCGCTACATAATTTCCGTGCCTCATTGACCATCTTCAACAATGTTTGGCTGTCGATTGTGTCTCCGGTGTTGGGGATGACATTCAGGGCTGGTGCTGGCGTAGCTGAAGCAACAGGTGCTGGTTTTTCAACATTCAAATTATTACCGGTCATTCTATGTGCCTCCTTTCTCATTTCTGCTGCCACCGTTGCGTAACGTAGACGTCCTTGTTCAATCAAATAATCCCTGATCTCGGCTATCAGTAGCCTGTTGATCACAGCCTTATCTATCCGGGTATAAAAACGCTTGGTTATCATGAAATAGTTGGCAATTGCGCCGGGGATCTCCCGTGTCGGCATACAGGCAGTATGCAGGGCGATCGCTTCGGCTATTTCATTCCGGGTGACGAGAGGTTTTTTCATAAACCCCCCTGAACGTCGGCAGAGAAGGGGAGGTTCCAGTAACTAAGTGAATTGCGCGAGTTAGTTGAAAAACGGGCAGTAAAAATGCAGGGGCCATCAGGCAATTGAGAGCGTGCTTCGTCTTCTGTTGCAGCGATAACGAAGTGATAGTGGTGTTTTTTACAGGAATAGAAACGCCAGATGAATTCTTGGCGTGCGCAAGGATTGGCATTAACCATAGTTACGGCCTCGTAAGTTGATAAACAACCTGCGACCCGCTGCTAAACAGGTGGCAGGACGTGACGGGGTTAGCAGACTGGCACTTACGAAACCAGCAGGCCGAAGCCTCCCCATCACGCCCCACCATAATTCGGGCGTAACGTGGTTTACGGACACAAAAATACCGCAATATCGGAAATCTGCGGTTGTCCGCGTAAGTATTCAGGCTGCTAAACCCGGTCGCAGAATTTGCTACGACGGCGGAACTATAAGCCTGAACGATTAAAAGGTCAATATGATGCGAAAAGATAGCATTCGCGACTTAAAAATACAAATTTATTAGAGCATTGCTTGTTTAATAAATGCACAATTGGATCTAATAACCTCTTTTTTTAAAGGCGAAAATATGTACCCTAAATGAGTTATAAGGCAGGTGAGGTTATAATGAGAAAACTATTACTACCGTTATTATTTATGGCTGGGACTGTTAATGCAGCATCAAGCGTGAAGGAGATTTGTACCGATTATACGAAATACCTTGGGCACGTTTACGGCTTTGCTGTCAGTCAAGACGAATCCATGCGCAAGAAGTTACTGTCAGATATGAAACGTCTTAAACTTTCTGAAGCGATGGTGCAGCAAGAACTATATAAAGTCGCAACCAACGAAAATGCTAAATATCAATATTCTCGCCTATTAAATCCCGACGCAAACGAGATCAATCGAAGCACTTTCGATTATATGGTAAAGGCATGCGAAACCGCTCCTGATTTTGCTATCCCTAGCTGGGGTGTGCTGGTGGCGAGCAATGCCGTTAATAAAGAAGATGTTGGAAGAAATGGCATTGACTCAATAAGAAATGCCCCAGGAATGCGCCATCAAAACGTACAGGGTACGCTTGAAGAACGAGCTAGGGGGCCGGGTGTAGCCCCATAATTTAATAAATAATATTAAATTCTCTGGGCATAGTGGATCTAACAATATGGACTATGCCTATAATATCTAAAAACAAAAGGATAAAAATATGAAATTGTATAAGTCATTGTATAGCTTTTTATTAATGTCCTCTTTTCTGCCATTATCAGCAATGGCAGGTTCTACCGTTTGGACGGTAGGAGGTGAGCAAGGGTGGAGAGAAATCTCTGCAACCAATGACGATGGTTACACAATTAACTTTTCTTGTGATGCTGGAGCAAGGGAAGGTTCAGAAGATCATATCGCTGGAAGAAATTTGTATGTAAGCGGAGGAAAAGAGAATGCCGATTTTTCTACACGCGACACAATATCACGTAAAGCAGATGTAATTACTTTAATTGTTGGCCCGGATAGTTTTAATATTGGCACGCAAAACACTGCTCCTAATCGTAGGGAATGGTATTCATTTTGGAAGGCAGTGTCATCTACAAATGAAAAAAACATAGATGTATATATCGGTTCGAGTCGAATCACATCATTCACTCTGGATGGTATTTCCAGTATTTATACAGAAGCTAAAAATGACGGGTGTTTAAAACAAGATGACGGTGAATAAAGTGAAGGATATTAAACACATTTCGCTTAACTCTAATAATAAAGCTGAAGGCACTGCCTTTTATGATTATTTAAATGAAATTAAAGGAGTGAGGCATAAAAAGATAAGTGGTTTATTAAATTCAGAATATATTTACAAGAGTTTAGTTAAACAGTTTGGAACAGTTAAAAAACAAGAATTAATTAATGATTGTTTTCGAAAAGAACTTGAGTCTTTACCAAAAGTTACGAGAATTGCACACCAGTTTCGTGAACAAATGGTATTTTTACAGAAACAGTATCAGGCGGCTTTTCCCAGTGATGCAAATGAGCATATTCAAATAATTAAAAATCAAGCTGAAATGGCTATGCCGTTACGAAAACACTCAGAAGCCATTAATAAGATAGCTGGCTTAAATAATATGGAGGAGGTATTTAAAGAATTACACTCTAATATAAATTACAAAATTAAGATAAGCAAAGATATTAAAGAAGTAATAAAGCAGTATAATAAAACAAGAAGTGTATTATTAGAGCAAGTAGTAGAGCTTGGGCTTGTTACTATCGCGCAGGCTTATGCTAATGATTCTATAAAATCAGCGCATACCGAAAGTGAGCATCAAAACAAAGGATTTAATAAATCTAGTTCGACGTTTTTTGATTCATTTAAGGCGCTTCCTTCTCCTATTCAGATCTTCCTTCTGTGGATTTTTTATCAAGTGGTGCTTGGCGCTATAACTGATTATGCAAAAGAAAAGACATTATCGCAAATTTACAAGATGGAATCATATCTTCTATCTCTAAATGAGGATAAGCCAATATCTAAGCAAAAGCTAACACAAGAAAATAAAGATATTCAGTGGGAGGATCTTAATAATTTTAGAGCTATAACAGGTGATAACGTAAGGTTGCATGTCGGCCCTTCTTTAAATAGTGAAGTGATTGAATGCATTGGCAAAAACACAATTGTTGCTATTTTAGATAAGAAAGATCGTCAATGGCTTTACGTGCAGGTTAAATCAGGGGATGAGTTTATTACTGGTTGGATTACACGAACATACACAAAGCCTCTTAAGGCTTGAATTTTATCTCCGCATCTTCGGGTTGGGTGTTGATGACGATGTGCTACTTGAAGCACTTGAGTTGTTTTAACGTAGTATCTGAAATGTGTAGACTGACCGGTAACAAATGACAACTCGTAGAATCGGTTAACACACCAGATTCTACGAGGTTTCAATGACACCACGACAATTACTAGAAGACGTCAAAACCCGCTTCACACCTTTGATTGCGGATGAACCTGCCTTACTGGAATCCCTGCTAAGAAAAGCATTGGGAACCTACCAGGATAGAGCGGGGCATATCAAGCGGATACGCTTCACCGATCAGGCCAGTAAATCACTTGCTTGCCCAGCTGATTTTCTTGCGCTCGTATCGGTTACAGATCACACCGGCGATCTTGTCTACTCCGATGTTTACGATGGGAATATCGAGCTTGAAGATACCCATCGAGCGGTATACCCACTGAATGTGTCATATCTGGCTAATTTGCGTGATATGGATCTTGATAATGGGGAAGTGCCACCTGAAATCATTGGGTTACTTTCTGACTATCTGGAAGTGCTAATCGCAATACCTAACACTGATCGCCTGCGAAGAATATCTATCGCGGGGAAACTCGATGCCAGCAATTTATCCGACGAGAACACGCTGTATCAGCGAAAGCTGGATCTGGAAGAGAAAATGAGCGCAACAAGGGCAATTATCCCGGGAATTGTTCTTTTCTCATCCATGTTGAAGTGAGGGGGCTGATATGGGGCTTAATGTTGCTTCAGTAAAGTCTTATGTATCTTCGGCATTAACGACGACATTATTTGGCTCCGGCGTTGGTGAGCGGGAAGTTGGTAAGCTGACGTCAATCATCATGAACAAAATGCTGTTCGCGCAAGGATGGCAGTTCTCTGTCGAAGTTGATGGACTGGAGGGGGCAGATTTCTTTGCCAAAGATATTACCTACCACGATTACAGCATTGAATATGAAACGATTAAAATCGGCGGAGGGAATATCCTTCAGCCAACGGAGCGTTCGCCTGGGCAGATAACGATGATGGTCAGGGATACCGTTGATGGCCTCGTTTTGGACTGGTTTAAGACGGCAAAAAGTCGGGTGATCAATCCGGACGGTACCGGGAATATACCGTCTAAATATTTGCTCAATGTGCGTATTTATCGGTTGCTGTCCTCCGGTTTAACCAAACTGGAAAATGAGATGACGGTATTCCCGGTCACTACCGGCGATGTCACCTATGCGCGAGATCAGGTTACTGAATTTAAGTCATTCCCAATGACCTTCGCATTGCACAGCACGTTTAACCAATCCTCAAGTTCTTTGGCTTCCCTTCTGGGCTTTAGCTTTTCTCTTTGAATTAAGGAGCAAGGATGCTTTTACCTCTTTTCCCGCTACCATCGCGGCCAACTGAATTGATCCAGTTCCGTCAGCCAAATATTGCTGATGCGATGCGTTTCAACTCGATAACACCGGAGGAACAAGAACAACAGACAACGGCGTATTTAAAAGCCTTGCTGGCTGAACCCGCGAAACATGATCCCCTGACATGGACGGCGCAGGACCGGATTACCGCGTTATGGTGGATATTTACCGGCTCCCGTGAAACACCGGTCGAGACATTCACCTACACCTGTAAACATTGCGGTAAAGAGCATTATTACGATTGCGATATGAATGCTCTGGCTGAAGATATCCAGGTCCTGGAAGTGGAACCGTTCATTGACGATATTGAGGTGTCTGTAGAGGGAGTGCCTTATCAATGGCGTATCGTGCCGCTTGATGGTTGGGCAATGGAAATGCTGGAGATGCGCCGTGCAGCATTGCCACCTGAAGACGACGCGGAATTCAAAGAAGCGATCGTTGATTTGCGTTTTTGGGAATTCGCTTATCAGTGTGAGCTTTATAACGATGTTAGTGGTACTCGTGAAGATCAGGCTGAGCGTCGTTATGAAACGATTAAACGGATGGCCATTGATACTGAATTTATGAAGCTGGCGGCACACATCCGACTGGCTCATGAAAAGCTCGAACATGGTTTACCGTGCTACATCGATAAAGGTGAAATGCGTCTTCGTCTCCCGCCGCACAAATGCCCAAACCAGGATAAAAAGGAGTCCACAGAGGGTGCGTTTACCCGTCTGTGGGTGCCCTTTCGGGCTACCGACTTCATTCCACAGGTGGGGATTGAAAAGCTATCAGACCTTAGTATCCAACCTGGTTTTGTATGGGGGTATACCGATTCAGGACGCTGAAAGGCTTACTGAATCCTATGCGTTTTTCCTGTTGGAGAAACTGGAAGAAAAACTTAAACCGAAACGGTAGGCGATAAGATCATGGAAAGAAAAAACGCCAACATTGACGATGTTATAAGGACAGTTGAAACCGCCAGCGCAAAAGAGCTGGAAGAGCTTGCAGGTATCCGGGAAGCTGTTGAAGATTTGAAAGGGGGACGCGTTGCAACTGTTGATCCTGTCTCTCACAGTGTGTCGGCATTAAATCGCACAATCGAAAATTCCATGCCAGACTTTGTGGCCAATGCGCCATCAGTGGCCCCTATTGTTGAGGCAATGAAACGGCTTAATTTAGGGGACGTTTCTCGTGTAGTTCAGGAGGATGTTGCTCTACAGGAACCGCAGGCCAAATCAACTACGCGAAAGGGTAAAAAACGACGCAAGAAGGCTATAACAGAAGATGTAAAGGCGCAACGGACCGAAGCAGCCGAACACGCTCGCGAAATGTTCGGTCAAAAAGGCGGTGCGCAAAAAAGCCAAAACCAACGCGATGCGCGTGGTCGTTTTATTGGAAAGCCAGGGAGTAAGGCCGCAGCGGAAGATGCCCGTGCTGAACGTGCTGAAAAGGCCAGGCGCAAAGAGGATGATGAGCGTCTAAATGCTGAATCAGGTTTATTAAAAAAACTGTCAAAAGTAGCTGAAGGCATAGGTAACCCTTCAGAGACTCGCGCCGTCGATGCGTTAGGTTATGCCGTTGCTGGTCCATTGTGGGCCGCAGGGAAGGAGCTTGGCGGGATATCAAAAGAAGTTGGTGGATCGCTTAATGGTGCCAGAAAGTCTATTGCCGATGTGATTCGTGGCAATGACGATAACAGCCGTAGAAAAGGTTTTTTTAGGCGTAAATCGCAAAATAGTGCCGATGTCGTTCAGGTTAACACCCAAAAACGGACGGTTCAGGAACTTCAGGATCAGACCAGCGAAATTAAAGAGGGCAATGACAAGATTCTCAGCGCCCTTGATCAGATAGCCAAAAACACCGGGAAAAAGAAGGGCGGCTTGCTGTCCAAATTATTTAGCCTGTTAGGGAAGGGGGCCGGTGGCGTCGCGTCGTTGTTAATGGGGCGTGGCATGCTGAAAAAAGCTGGAGCACTCGCTTTTGGCGCTCTGGGGGCAAAGAAACTTGTAGGAATGCTACGCGGTGGTGGCAAGAAGACTCTCGCCCATGAAGGCGGAGATTTGGCTGCCCGGGCAGCAGGTAAACTTGGATTAAAGGCAGTTGGTAAAGGGGCGTTACGCGCAATTCCCCTAGTCGGCACAGTGGCTGGAGGTATTTATGATGCGGTAACCGGTTGGAATGATACAGAAGCGCAACGTCGAGCGTTTGGGCTTAAATCAGGACAAGATCCATCATTCCAGCAAAAAGCCGCTTATACGTTAGCCAATGTTCTTGATTTGGGGGGACTGGTATCTGGTATTAGCAGTGCTATTGGTGATGTTCTCAAATCACTTGGATTTGAGGATATCGGCAATATGTTGCAATCATTTTCGACGGAAAGTATTGCCCAGGCCATTGATAGTGGGATTACCAACTTAGAAACATATATTTCTAACCTTGGCGACACCATTTCTACCAAGTTCGATGATTACACAGCAAAGATTGGTGATGCTGTTTCAGCATGGTTTAGCGATACATCTAATAAGCTGCTTGAAAAGCTGGATGCCATCAAAGACTTCTTTACTGTCGATAACCTGAAACAGGTTTTCAGTGATGCAATTGATAGTGCAATTGATTTCATTAAGAACCCAGGGAAACACATTAAAGAGGCAGCTAGTAATATTTGGGATGGGGTTAAAAATTTACCAGGTAAAGCATTAGATGCAGCGGTTGATGCCGTTAAAAATACCCCTGCGGCAATGATTGTATCAAAAATACCCAATCCGATCGGCGAGGCTAATGCGAAAGAAATCACTCCAGAGTTAAAAGCTCCGGTTAATAGCCAGCAGGGGACATCTGATTCTAAAGCTGAATCCGATGCCAAACAGACTAATATTGCTGCCCGCGTGATAAATGCGGCCCTGGATATGGCGAAAGATAGCAATAAAACAGTTAAAGAAACTGCTAATCAGATTATCAATGCAAATGCCGTAGAAACAGGAAATAAAGCAGCACAAACAATTGATGCTGCCTTGGGCCAGTCTGCTACAGGTAAGGAGGAAGCATTAAGTGCATATGAGATAGATAAACGTCGATTTAACAATGGCAAGGATGTTTCTTTGCCAAAATTAAATGCTGCCGGATACCAATGGATTTCTGACAATGCCGATTATTTTGATGAGCTTGAACGTAAGTATGGGCTTGAAAAAGGGATTCTGTCAGCAGTTGCTTCCGCAGAGTCTAGTGCAGGCCAGAGAACTGGAAATCCAGTAGACAAAAACGGGAACAAACTTTCATCTGCCCTTGGGGCTTTTCAGATCACTAAAGGTACAAGGGAGGATCTTGGACTCAGCGATGCTGATGCCATGGATACACGAAAAGCAGCTGATGGTGCCGCCAGATACCTAAGTATCCTGATGAACCGTTATAACGGTGATCAGGGTCGTGCAATAGCTGCCTATCATGCTGGTATGGGGCATGTTGATAAGGGGAGAGTAGTCGCCGGTACCGGCGAATATGTTACTCGTGTCAGAGGGTATCAGCAGATGCTCAATAATGGTGCCGTTTATGGCTCTAAGGTAGATCATAGCGCACCAGCAATTCACGAAAAGATACCTGATAACGCTGTTATCGATCAGTCTACTGGCCTGGCGTTTACCCCTGGTGATAGCCCGTTTGAGAAAGGCGGTCTGGTAGACAAAATTGGCAATGCTGTTGGTGTTAACGATCTGGTCAACAAATTCATGAATGGCCGGGGTATGCGTCGGGAAGTCGTTCAGGGAACGCTCGAAGAACGTGCACGAGGGAAGGGGACCGCAACAGCAGCTGGCAATGTGTATGTTGATACTCCGATGCCAGTCGAAGAGGCGCGTCCGGTGGCCAGCAACTCAAGTTACTTTGACCAACTCGGCGCACAAATGGGGATTGATGGACTATTCGATAAACTCCGCAACTCGCCGGGGATGCGGAAAAATAATGTGCCTGAACCAGCCTCCACGTCCCAGGTGACGACTGCCGCCAACGATTTGCAGCAACCAACCGGTCGTATGCAGATAGACGGACAGGTTATTAGTGACCTTGGCGGCTCCGGTGCCAAGCCGACAATGCAGTTGGCTGATAATACCGTTTCACTTGATGGTGAAACGAAGCGGCTGTTTGCGCAGATGACCTCATTGCTTGCCAGGATTGAAGAGCACACTAAAGACTCGGCGAAAGGCCAGGGAACTGTCGTAAAGGTCAGCACGCCTCAACCGGGCGTTATGCGCACGGTGCCACTGTCAATTGATGATCCGTTGATGAATGACTACGCGAGAGTTGATTGATGGCCAACAATAATGAAATTGATCCTTTACTGACGCTGGAGTTATCCGGCGTAAAAACGTATGAGTCCCAGGAGGAGGCCTGGGGCGCTCGTTTATATGAGTGGCTAAACACTTATCAGGGTGAGGTATACGGAGATCCGTCATGGGGCAATGTTTTACCGCAGTTTAAACACGAACCGACCAACTTGTCGCATGTTCAAATTGCGGTTGAGGCAATGCTGTTGCAAAAACTGACGGTAGATTTACCTGACATACCGATTTCTGGCTTGTCAGTAGCCGAGGGAGATGCTTTTGATAAGTTGAAAATATCCATTCGTATCAGGGATATAACTATCACACAGGACGTGGTGCTATGAGTAAAACAACACCGACTAAAGACAGTATTCGTGCAGAGTTTGAAGAGCTTGTCGAGAAAGATTCATTCTGGTCGAAGTTTGTCGGCTCTCAATTTGTCTCGATGCTGACATTGTTTATTACCCAGATTGTCTACAGGTGCTTTCAGTATGCCGATGCGGCGCTGGCTGAAGGCTTTATATCGACCGCGACGCGGCGTTCCTCTATCCTGGCAGCGGCAGAAACGAATAGTTACGTTGGTACCAAGCCAACACCGTCATCGGGGATGATTGAGATCACCGCCACAAGTGAAGATGCCCCAGCGGTAATCCCCAAAAACATGCCTTTAATATCTGACGACCAGTACCCTTACATGACTATGGATGTATGCAGGTTGGTTGACGGCACCGGTACGGTAGAAGTGGCACAGTTGGAAATCCAGGAGGTGACATATACCGTTACGGCAGCCAAAGAATTTCTGGAAGTCGTGTTATCAAAGGCTCTCACTGCTGTCTGCTATAAGCTGGAAGTATTCGTGACGACCGATGGTAAGACCACGCAGTGGTCTTCCAGCACTATGTTCCGGTTAGCCGGTAGTAAAAGCCAGGTCTACGTTGAGTTTTATAAACCATCCGAGCAGTTGGGGGTTCGATTCGGCGATGGGCTAATTGGGCAAATACCGCCAGAAGGCTCGACAATTACGCTTAAGGTATGGTGCACCAACGGCGATATAACCCTGGTTGCTGGCCAAAACCTGACGCCTGTCGATTCTGCGGCTAATTTAGCTAATTTGATTTCAGTTAAGACAACGACACCTATAACCGCAGGTACCGATGCCGAAACAACGGAGATCACACGTAACCGTGCACAATATTACCTTGCCTATGATGATCAGGTCGTATGGGGCGGGGACTATACGTATTTTCTGGTGCGTAACATCCCGGGACTGTCCTGGGTAAAGGCATGGGGCGAGGGTCAGCAAGAAAAATTAGATGGTGCTTATAATGTTCAGAATATCAATAAGATATTTATTTCAGGATGGCATCCAAACAAAAGCCAGTCAGAGCTTGAAGAAATGATCTTGGCTGCCTTTAAGAAGGTGCCGAATGAGTTGAACAAGAAATTCTCGTATAAAGAGGTCAGAAAACTACCCTTTAAGATCACCATCACCGGGCGGATATCGGCAAGCCTGACCATTGAGAACGTGACTGATGAGCTGAAGTCGGCACTGGAAACAAAATTTGGGCGTGACTCAACTTTCTTTGATCCGAACCGTGTCGGCAAGTACATCCTAATCAAGAAAAAAGACGTTTGGGCATTTATCGAAACGCTGGGTTATTTCCGCGACTTTTATCTGGAATTTGTCGAGTGGAATGAGTCCAACGGCTTTTACGATTTCGTTTATCTGGATACAGAAAACTCCACCTTTAATATTTCGTATGAGGAGGAGTGATGCAGCGTTCCTGGTTTAATAACCGGCTTACATCAGCTAAGCAAAAGTCATTGCTCTATAAATCATTGGCTGATTTGGTTCAGTCAATGATGGATACCTTTGTTGACCCATGGTTGGAGCGAATTACCAACCGAAAGTCTATTTTTTCCATGAGCAAGGAGGATCTGGAGACCAGGACAAATGAACTTGGCCAGTTCTTTACTATCAGAACGTCGAACTCATCTTCCGTTCCGATGTTGTTACAACAGCGTCTTGATGAGATTCACTTTAAGGGGACTGAACGCCCTATAAACCAGACAATTTACCGCGAATTTAACGGTATTTCTGTTTTATGGGATCCGATATATGCACCGGTGGACCTTGAGCGTCATCCCTATGGCACGGTTCTAATACCAGAAAGCACACTGGAGACTACCGGCGGCACATTCGGCGAGATGTTTCTGACTTCCAGAGGGATGATCAGTATTCCCATAAACGACCTGGCCCGGACAATGGGGATTACTGGCACGATAGATCAGTCCGCAATTACAGAAGAAATTCTCAGAAAGTTTAATCAGTTCGTAAAGCCTCTACTGCCACTGCATATAGTGTTTGATGGGCTTACGCTCTATTTGTCGGTTGTTGTAAATGAACAGGCCGACATGATCACTTTGAACGAGATTTCTGATACCGAAAAAGCATTCTGCTGGTTTGAAACTTCGGATACAACTTCGCTTACTGGAGTTACGTCGATTAGCGCCCCGATCACCGCAACGCCTGGTGGCACTATTGTGAAAGCGACACCTACGTTTGATCGCACACGCGCAGATGATTTGTTGCTGGATAGCGACGCCTGACAATCACCCCGTCCGCAGGGCGGGGTGACAAGTTACTTCTCTTACAATGAGGCTTCACAACATTGATTAGGGAAAATCATGTCTGACGTCTCAACAAACCTCTATAAGAGTCAGTTGTTGGACTATTACTATCAGCGGCGCGCTGAATCGTCCATTAACAAAGGCTCTCGATTTTTAATCAGCAAGGCCGTTTTCGGTACCAGTTCACTGGTTACTAAGAAAGGAGATGGCACTTATGAGATTGGAGAACTGCCAAAGGTTTTCGATCTGGCAGAACTGACCAGTCAATTTTGCACCATCAACCTCGTCCCAACCTACTCAGGCGGGATAATTACTGTCCGAATGGACCTTGATCAAAGCCAGTTGCAGGAAGGGAAAAACTACCCATTCAACACTCTGGTTGTTCTGGATAACGAGAACAAGCCAATCGCCATTATTTGTGTCCAGGAAGACTCGCTGTATGTGGGCAAAACATATACCGCAGTTATGGCCATAAACACGACAACAGCATAAGGATATGCTTGATGAATGACGTTACAGTTGTTACATCAGTTACTTACCCATCACCCGAGTCGTTGGCTCTGGTGGCTGATGTGCAATACCACGAACCATATCTGTCAGCCGCGCTAAACCGAAAATTCAGGGGGATTGTTGACCCGGGATTTTATGCCGGTTTCTTACCTAAGCCTGGCGGTGGGATGAACCTGTTAATCACCTCAGTGGATGGTGATAAAACCGCAGGCGCGGCGTCGGTGGATATTGGTGAATTCTACCAGGTAACTATTCAGCACCGTAAGGATATTTCTCTTGCACTTAGTGCAGGCAAGAAATATGCAATTGTGCTGAAGGGAAGATACCTCCTTGGAGAGGATACCTATCAGGTTAATACCACGTCACATATTCATGCGGCTGAATTTGTTGCCCGAACCTATACCGATTCATATCAGTTAGGAGATGGGGAGCTGCTTGTTTGTACGGTGAATATCCCTGCTGGCGTATCAGCCATTACCCAGGAGATGATTGATACATCCGAGCGTATTAACCGCACGATCGGCATTGATATTTCAGACTCTGTAACCAGTAGCAGAAGTGATGTTGCTGCAAGTTCGCTGGCAGTTAAAAAAGCCTACGATCTGGCGAAAAGCAAGTATACGGCGCAGGATGCAAGCACAACGCAAAAGGGATTAGTTCAGCTCAGTAGCGCAACTAACAGCGACAGCGAAACAATGGCGGCTACCCCTAAAGCCGTTAAGTCTATAAAAGATCTGGCTGATACCAAAGCGCCAATAGAAAGCCCGAGTCTGACAGGAACGCCAACCGCGCCGACGGCAGCGCAAGGTACAAACAGCACGCAGATCGCAAATACAGCCTTTGTTAAGGCAGCTATAACTGCACTTATCAACGGTGCGCCTGGCACACTGGATACGCTGAAAGAAATAGCGGCTGCGATCAATAACGACCCGAATTACAGCACAACTATCAACAATGCCTTGGCTCTCAAAGCGCCTTTGGCAAGCCCTGCATTAACGGGTGTCCCTACTGCGCCTACGGCTGCACAGGGCACAAACAATACGCAGATCGCTACGACTGCTTACGTACGGGCTGCTATCTCTGCATTGGTCGGCTCATCACCTGAAGCTCTTGATACCCTGAATGAGCTTGCAGCAGCACTGGGCAATGACCCGAACTTTGCGACAACAATGACAAATGCGCTGGCAGGGAAACAGCCACTTGATGCAACTTTAACCGCGCTTGCTGGTCTTGCGACAGGCGCAAATAAATTGCCGTACTTTACCGGTACAGACACTGTTTCTCAGACTGACTTAACGTCAGTCGGTCGCGATATTCTGGCCAAAACAAGCGTTCTTGCTGTTATCCAATACCTTGGTTTAAGAGAACTCGGTACCAGCGGTGAAAAGATCCCCCTGTTGAGTACGGCTAACACATGGAGTGCGCGCCAGACTTTCAACGGCGGGATCACCGGGGCGCTGACAGGGAACGCCGATACCGCGACGAAATTGAAAACAGCCATAAACATTAATGGCGTCAGGTTCGATGGTTCGGCTGACATTACGTTGACTCCTAAAGATCTGGACGTTTACAGCAAAAGCGAAATAGACAATAAAAAAGGGATGAGAAAATACACTTTTTCAGCGCCTGCAAATGCAGTAAGCGGTAAGTGGTATCCTATAGTATTTCGCCGATCTAGAGGCAGTACCGATGAATTAGCCTCACGAGTTGTGATAACTACTTATTCCTCAGCTGGCGGATACGCCATGAATAATTGTGAATTTAATGGTTTTGTTATGCCTGGCGGTTGGTCTGATCGCGGTTCATATGCGGCTGGTTTTTTCTCAATATATTCTACTGCTGAGCGAGCTATACACTCGATTATTTCAAGTGTGAAAGATGACGATTTGTGTAGTGTGTTTTACGTTGAAGCCAGAGCATTTCCTATCAAGATATTTGCTGAGGAGGGCTTGAACGTAATTGTTCCAACTACTGACTATACCGTTGGTCAAGCCACCTATAAGTGGGGGGTCACAGATCCAGTAGCAGAAAGTACAAATACTCAAACCATTCTGGATTTTAAAAATGGACGTGGTTATTACTGCTCACATCAGTTTGTTTCAAGCCTTTCAGGAAATGCAGCAACAGCAACGAAATTAGCAAGTTCGATAAACATAGGTGGTGTATCCTTTGATGGTTCAGCCGATATAGATTTGCCTGGTGTGAATACAAAAGGTAATCAAGACACTACCGGTAATGCAGCGACAGCGACCAAGTTGCAGACAGCATGTACTATCAACGGCATCTCGTTTGACGGTTCTAAAAATATTGAGCTAACAGCGGAAAATTTAAATCTACAGGAAACGGTAAACAAGGCTGATAACGCGGTTCAAAAGACAGGCGATTCCTTGTCCGGTGGACTTACTTTTGAAAACGACTCAATCCTTGCCTGGATTCGGAATACTGACTGGGCAAAGATTGGATTTAAAAATGATGCCGACAGCGATACTGATTCATACATGTGGTTTGAAACAGGCGACAACGGCAATGAATATTTCAAATGGAGAAGCAAACAAAGTACCACAACAAAAGACCTGATGAATCTTAAATGGGATGCTTTGTCTGTTCTTGTTAAAGCCCTTTTCAGCAGTGAAGTAAAAATATCGACAGTCAATGCACTGAGGATATTTAATTCATCTTTTGGTGCCATTTTTCGCCGTTCTGAAGAATGCCTGCATATCATCCCTACACGAGAGAATGAGGGAGAAAATGGTGATATAGGGCCATTACGCCCCTTTACGATTAACCTTAGAACTGGTCGGATAAGCATGGGGCATGGTCTGGATGTT